ATGGCCTTCGGAAACGCAAGCGCTGAACGCGCCGCAATCGAATTGACCTACGAAGACACCGCCACCGTGAGCCGTACAACGTCACAGAGAGGGAAAAACAACATTTCAACGTCTTCCCCTTCTGTGATTTACGACGGTATCATTTGCGCGCTATCGTATACAGGTTCAGACAATAGCAGACAGACGGACGCACAGAACAACGTCGATTATGACGCTGTCATTTTCGCCAGTCCGGACCTTCTGGTCCTTCCTGGTGATACAATCGTCGTAAAACGGTTCGGACGGGACGACCCTTCCAGTGGTCGAAACCTGACCTTCGAAGTGATCGGCCGTCCTTCCGTCTATGCGACACATCAAGAAATCAAAGTAAAGGACGGTGATCTGGCGTGAGCGTGGACAATTCTGAACTTTTGGCCTTCCAGAATCAGATTCAGGCATTGAAAGACGACATTCCTGAAATAATGGACAGTCTGGCCGTCGGCGAAGGACGCTACGCGCGCGACCAGGCCCGTAAAATCTGCAAGGAAGAAAATATCGTAAACACTGGCGACTACCGACGCAACTTCAAAAGCGGAACAAAGGCGATCCGCGCCGGTAATTCGTACAAAATCGACGTCTTCAACAATCTTGACTATGCGAAGCCGCTTGAATACGGCTTCCGAAGTCACTTCGTTCCTGGCCACTGGGAGGGAAATTCCTTCAAGTACCAGAGAAACGACCCTGACGGCGGAATGTACGTCGGACCGGCCGGCGGCTATGTTCGCGGTCATTTCACCCTTCGGCGCGCTATAAGACGCACGAAGACAACCCAGGCGGCACGACTGAACCGAAAAATGGACCGGATCATTCGTCAACGCATGAACGGAGGTGGCACAGAATGACGCTGAACAACTTCCTTGAAGCTGTCGCCGAAAAACTTGTCGGCCTGTGGCCCGATCGACACGTATTCGTCAATGAAATCCCGAAGGATTCTGACGGGAATTTCTTCGTCGGAATTATCGAAGCGACACAGGAAAAGAAACTGGATCGGCGCCGCCGGCGTCATGTCCAGATTGAAGTTCTTTATTTCCTGGCGTCGAAGGATAACCTTGACTTCAACGAATGGTCCGAAAAAATGCTGGACGAATTCGAATCCCTGACTGTGGTCGAAACAGAAAGCCGTTCCCGACTGGTTCGCCTGACGAACGTCACGGCCAGAAAGGACGACGACAGCCGCGTCTATCAGTTTCTTTTTGACGCGGACTTCTACTTTGTGATCACGCCGGAAGTGATTCCGACTATGTATTATCTGGACCAGGACAACACAATCAGATCGGAGGTAATCGAATAATGGCAACAAAGAAAAAGGCTGATTCCGTTGACCAGGCGGAACCTACTTTCAGCAAAGAACAACTGGTCAAATCCGAAACGCTGGGCCTTCCCAGGGACGCCGTGGCGGCAATCCTGAAAGACGGTCAGCAGTATACACGGGAACAGGCGATCCAGCTTGTGACCGAATTTCTTGAAAGGAAGGTGTAACCTATGCCTATTGGTGGTGGTACTTTCACAGTACAGAACAAAATTCTTCCTGGCGCTTACATTAACTTCGTAAGCATGGGAACCAACGCCAAAATGGGAAGCCGTGGCGTCGCCGCCCTTCCCCTTGAACTTAACTGGGGACCTGACGACAAGGTCTTCACTATGACCGCAACCGACTTCAACGCGACCAGCTTGAAAGTCTTCGGTTACGATCCTACCGACGCAAACATTCTTCTTGTCCGCGAAGCACTGAAACGCGCGAAGTCCCTTTTGATCTATCGCGTAAACGGTGGCGGCGCAAAGGCCAGCGCAACCGTCGGCGGAATGACTGTCACCGCGAAATATGGTGGCACACACGGAAACGACATCATGGTCGCCGTGATCACCAACGTCGACGACGCGACAAAGGTCGACGTCGTGACCTATCTTGACGGCGTGGTTATGGATAGCCAGACCGTCGCAAAATCCGGCGGCGCCGCTTCCCTGGTAGCGAATGACTTCGTAACCTTCGGAACGGCGGCAACTCTTACGGCCGCAACCGCAACCGCCTTGACCGGTGGAACGAACGCCACTGTCAACGCCGCAAAGCACACGGCCGCCCTAAACGCCTTCGAAGTCGAATCCTTCAATGTGATCGGCTATCCTGGCACGAATACCGACGTCAAGGCCCTTTATGGCGCCTTTGTGAAGCGTCTTCGTGACGACGAAGGAAGAAAGATCGTCGGCGTCCTTTACGACTACGACGGCGACAATATGGGCCTGATCAACGTCAAGAACGGCGTTATCCTGGCCAACGGAACCACATTGACCGGCGACAAGGCCGTCGCCTGGGTGACTGGCGCTTCCGCCGGCGCGGAAGTGAACGAATCCCTGACAAATACGGCCTATGACGACGCTGTGGACGTCGATATTAAATATACGAAGTCCCAGTTCGAAGCCGCTATCAAGGCCGGCGAATTCACATTCTACGCCGACAACGGAAAAGCCCGTGTCCTGACGGACATTAACAGCCTTGTTACAATCGGTCAGAATATGTCTTCCGACTGGACGTCGAACCGCGTTGTCCGTGTTATGGACGGCTGGGCGAATGACGTCGCCAGAATCTTCGGCGAATCTTATATCGGCCTTGTAACCAACAGCGACACCGGCCGACAGCTTTTCAAGGCTGACCTTGTGGCGCTTGCAAATCAGTATCAGTCGATCGACGCAATCAGCAATTTCAAGTCCGACGACATCACTGTCAACCAGGGCGACGGAAAACGCGACGTCGCGGTCGACTGCGCTTTACAGCCGAACGACAGCATGGAAAAACTTTATATGACTGTCGTCGTAAACTAAGAAAGGGGTGACAGACAATGAAAACTTTGAACGCACCTGATACCATTTCCGGCAAGGAAGGCCGCGCCTATGCGAAAATCAATGGCAACAACGAAGAACTGTTCTACGCGAAGACGATCGAAGCGAACGTCGAAAAGAGCAAATCCGAAATCAAGGCGATCGGGAAGCGTATGACTGGCCACAAGACAACCGGCGCGAACGGTAGCGGTTCCATGACGCTTTACTATATGACGCCGCTTTTCCGCGAAATGCTTCGCCAGTGGAAGGAAACCGGAAAGGACGTTTACTTCGATATGGTGGTCGAGAATGACGACCAGGAATCTTCGGCTGGCAAACAGACGGTTCTTCTTATGGACTGCAATCTGGATTCCGTCGTCCTTGCGAAACTGGACGGCGATTCTGACGACGCCCTGGACGAAGACGCCGACTTCACTTTCGAAGACTTCGACATTCTGACACCGTTCACGAAGTTCTAAGCTATCAAAGGAGGAAAACAAAATGGGTAAATTACAGGAATTCCTTATGTCCAACCAGGACGACATTCAGGCAACAGCGGAAGTCACGGTCAGCGGCTTCCCTGTTCCTTTCACGATCAAGTCGATCACCGAAGGCGAAAACAAGGCCATTCGTAAGTCTTGCCAGAAAATCACCTTCGACAAGAAGACACACCAGAAGACCACGGAAACGGATCAGGACCTTTACAATAACCGTCTTGTGATCGCGTGCTGTGTGGACCCGAACTTCAAGGACGCGGAACTTCAAGCGAAATTCGGTGTCATGGGCGCCGAATCCTTGATCGACGTCCTTTTGAAGCCTGGCCAGTTCGTCGATCTTCTTCTGGGTGTCCAGGAAGTCAACGGCTTTTCTGACGACGTGAACGACCTTCGCGAAGAAGCAAAAAACTAATCACCGGTGGAGGTGTGGACGCTGACGCGGACGGCGAAGCTGTCTACGCACATTACGCCTTGCACCGGTTGAAAATCCTTCCCAGTACGCTTGTAGCCCTTCCCCTTCGGGAACGGGCTTTTATTTATGCTTCGATTGACCTTCAAATCGAAAAGGAAAAGAAAGAAGCACAAAAAGCGAAACGGAAAGGCAAGAAAGGAAGGTGATGAACCGTGGCCGGTGTCGCTACACAAATGACCATTCGCGACGGCATGACTTCGAAGCTGAACCGAATCTTTCAGGCAGTATCGAGGACAAACCGCGCCCTGGAAACCACGGACGCACTGTCGGACCAGGTGAACCCTGGGGCCAACTTTGACAGGGCGGCTTCGGCCGCCGGTCGCGCTTCCGGCCAGGTTGATAATTTCAACAATCGCCAGCGCCAGTCAGAGGAAGGCGCCCGAAAGGTCGCTTCCGCCTGGGGCCTTGTAAAAAAGGCTATTGGTTCAGCCCTGGCGGCGATCAGTGTCCAAAAGGTGATCGAACTTGCGGACAGTATGACGTCGACCAGGGCCAGACTGGACATAATGAACGACGGACTTCAAACCACGGACGAATTACAGTCTATGATTATGAAATCCGCCAACCGGTCCCGCGCCGCCTATCAGACAACGGCTGACGCCGTTTCGAAAATGGGTATCATGGCAAAGGACGCCTTTTCAAACAACGACGAATTGATCAAGTTTACAGAATTGATCAATAAACAGTTCACGATCGCCGGCACTTCGGCCGCCGGTATCGACGCGGCTATGTTACAGCTTACACAGGCCATGTCTTCCGGTGTCCTTCGTGGTGAAGAATTGAACAGCGTCTTCGAACAGGCGCCGACAATCATTCAGACGATCGCGGACTATCTTGACGTACCTATCGGCAAAATTCGCGATGTGGCCGCCGACGGTCAGATCACTTCGACGATCGTCAAAAATGCCATGCTGGCGTCTGCTGACGAAATCAACGCGAAGTTTGAAGCTATGCCTATGACCTTCGCCCAGGTCTGGACAATCGCGAAAAATATCGCCCTGGAAGCCTTTACGCCTGTTATTCAGGCGATCGGTTCCGGCGCACAATGGATTTATGACAACTGGTCCACTATCGCCCCGATCTTCTGGGGCCTGGCCAGTGCCGCCCTTGCCTATGCTGTGGCGCTGGGAATCCAGACGGCCGCAACCTGGATCGCTGACGGAGCCGCGAAGGCTTTCTTTACGACGCTTTTGACGAATCCGCTTTTCTGGATCGCCCTTGCGGTCGGCGTTGTCGTCGCCGCGCTTTACAGAATGATTCAGGCTGTCGGTGGCGTGAAAAACGCCTGGGAAATCTGCAAAGCGGCCCTTGTGGTCGCCTGGGCGGCCTTGAAGGTGGCGTTCTTTGCAACCTATAACTGGATCGCGAACCTGATTGACAAGCTGAAACTATGCTGGCAAAGGGCCGGCGTGGCCATAGCCGGATATATGGGCGATATGAAAGTAAACGTCCTGACAATCCTTCAAAATATGGTCAACGGCGCGATCGACATCATAAACAAGTTTATCGGCTTACTGAACAAGATTCCTGGTGTCAGCATTGACGCGGTCGAACAAGTAACCTTCGCCACGACAGCAAAGGCAGAAAACGAAGCCGCGAAGCAAGCCAGAGCCGACGCCTTGAACAAGTACGAATCGGACATCAAGGCCGCACAGGCCCAGCGTGACGCCACCTATTCGGCGGCGAAGAAAGAACTTGCTGACGCTACGGCCGCACTGTCTAAGACCTACGCCAACGCCAAAGCGGAAGCCGCACAGGCGAAGTCTGACGTCGGCGCCACGGACTGGAATGTCGACGGGACAAACGACGTCGGGAAAGTCGATTCTGTGGGATCGGTCGGAAAGATTGACAGCGACGTAAATATCGCCGATGAAGACCTGAAATTCCTTCGCGACGTGGCCGAAATGCGCTATGTCCAGAACTTCGTCACCTTGACGCCGACTGTGGCTGTCGAAGCCCAGATCAGCGAAAAGGTCGACGTCGACGAAGTCGTCGAACGAATCGAAAGCAAGCTGGAAGACGAATTCACAGCGGCGGCGGAAGGAGTGTATAACTAATGAGCAACTACCGAATGACACTAATCGTCGGTGGACGGGAAATCAACATTCCCGTCCTTCCGGCGAAACTGAACGTGTCTTCGCCTGGGAAAAATGAGCGTGTAACAGTGCTTGACCTGGGCGAAGTCCTTCTTTTACGTAAAAAGGGCCTTCGGATTCTGTCCTGGGAAAGTTTCTTTCCGGCCGATTCCGCGCCGTACACTACCGGACAGGTTCGGGACCCTATTTCTATTATTCAGGCAATCCAGAAAGCCAGGGACAGCAAAACGCCGGTCCGCTTCCTGATAACAGGAACAGACCTGGACTGTAATATTCGAATGGGGATCGAATCCTTCGAATACGAAGAACGGTCCGGCGAACTGGGCGACCTGTACTATACGATCAAACTGTACGAATGGAAAGACACGTCGCCGAAGAAAATTGTCCTTCCGGAAAAGAAGAACACACCGGCGAAAACCCAGGAACCGGCCAGGGCCGGAAAGCCTGAAAAGAAATCGAAAACCTATACGGTCAAAAAAGGCGACTGCCTGTGGAATATCGCGAAGAAATTCTATGGCAAGGGAAGCGACTATACAAAAATCTATAACGCCAACAAGGGGACGATCGGAAAGAACCCGAATCTGATCTACCCTGGCCAGGTTTTCACAATTCCATAATGGCCATTCGTATTCAATACCAGAATAACGTCACAGGCGCGGCGTTCGATATAACGACGCTTGTCAGTGGCGCGAAATGGTCGACAAAACGGTCCGGTTCCCCCGCTTCCCTGGAACTGACCGCCATTGTCAACGACGAAATACAGTGGAGCCACGGCGGAATCGTCACCCTGTTAGACGATAAAACCGGACTGTTTTATGGCTACGTCGTAAAAATCAGCCAGAACGAAAAGGAACAGGTTCAGATCACGGCTTACGATCAGACCTGGTATTTGAAGAAAAACAAGGACACCTATGTTTTCAAGGGGAAACGTGCGGATCAGGTATTGAAGCAGATCGCCGAAGACTTCAAATTGAAAACCGGAAGCCTGGCAAACACCGGATATTCTATACCGTCTATGATTGAAGACGGCCAGACGCTTTTCGACATTGTCTTGAAGGCTATCGACTACACCCTGATCAATACAGGAAAAATGTTCGTCCTGTGGGATAACTTCGGGAAACTGACCTTGACAGACGTCGAAACGGCAAAACTGGACCTTTTTGTCGGCGACGGCAGTCTGGCGACAGGCTTCACCTACGAATCAGAAATTGATTCCGAAGCCTACAACAAGATCAAACTGGTCAAGGACAACAAGAAGACCGGAAAACGTGACGTTTATATCTTCCAGGATTCTAAAAATATGACCTTGTGGGGTATTCTGCAAGACTATGAAGTGGTTGACGAAGACATGAACGAAGCCCAGATCAAGAAACGCGGCGGACAAATGTTGGAACTATACAACAGACCGAAGCGATCTTTCAGCGTCAGCGCAATCGCGGACCTGTCAGTCAGAGCCGGCCGCGCCTTGTATATCGGGATCGGCGCCGTGGGCGTGAAATCCTTCTTCATAGTCGAAGAAGCCACGCACGACCTTTTGAAAGAAACAATGTCCTTGAAATTAAAGGTGGTGTAATATGGGACTTCTTGAAACTATGAAACAAGTCGCACAAGCGACCAACGACGCCGGTATGCCGACGGCTTTTCTGTTCGGTTCCGTGACGAAGACGTCGCCCTTGACGATCCGCGTCGACAACCGGTTCGACATATCCGGCGACGCTATTGTGGTTATGAAGGAATTCCAGGCCGGCTTCTATCCTACCCACTACCACACCGGCGTCAAGGGTAGCCCTTCCACCGAAGAAAAGTCAGGTGGAAGCGGCGACGCGTCCTTCGCGGCACATTCCCACACCTTGAAAAGCAACTACCAGACCAACACCGACGCAAAGTCCGAATATTATTACGGCCTGGCCGTCGGTGACAAAGTGGTCCTTCTGCGAAATGCTGGCGGACAGGCGTTCCTTGTCCTGGGAAGGGTGTGATTTTATGATACCGAACGCGTTAAACGTAACGATCGGCGAAGACGTGGAGGTTCAGACCGCCGCCGAAGCGCCGACAAGAACATTCAAAATCGACTTCGACGCCGGCCGCGTCGGTGGCTTCTGTGATGAAACGGAAGCCATGAAACAGGCCATTTACAAGATACTGCAAACAGAACGCTTCGAATACCTGATCTATTCCTGGAATTACGGAATTGAACTGAACGCCGTTGTCGGGAAAAGCTTTCAAGTGTTTGCAAGTGAAATAAAACGTGTAATTCGCGAAGCCCTTCTGGCAGACAGCCGGATCACCGACGTCACAGACTTCGAAGTGGCCCAGATTGACAAAAGAACCGCTTCCGTGAAGTTCACGGCCGAAACTATCTTCGGCGAAATACCTATTGAAAGCGAGGTGAACGTGAATGTATGAGGATATGACCTTCGAAAACATTATGGACCGCTGTCTGGACCGCGTGTCTTCTTCTATCGACAAACGCGAAGGTTCCGTCGTATATGACGCCATAGCGCCGGCGGCGGCCGAACTGGCGATCATGTATATCGAACTGGCCTACCTTATGGACCGCGCTTTTCCTGATACGGAATCCGGCGACGACCTGACAAAGAAAGTCCGCGAAAGAAGTATCTTCCGAACACCGGCAACCGCCGCAATTCGAAAGGGCTATTTTGAAGACGGAAACGGCGCCGCTATGGACGTGCCGATCGGAACGCGTTTTTCCGGTGACAATCTGAACTATACCGTCACCGAAAAGATCGCAACCGGACAGTTTCGCCTTCTGTGCGAAACGCCAGGCGCGGCCGGCAACCAGTACCAGGGAAACCTTTTCCCGATCGACTACGTGGAAGGACTGGGCGCGGCCAGACTTGCGGACATTCTGATCAACGGTGAAGACGAAGAAAGCGACGAAGACCTTCTTGACCGCTATATGGACAGCTTACAGGCCCAGGCATACGGCGGAAATAAGGCCGACTACAAAACAAAGGTCGAACTTCTTCAAGGTGTCGGCGCCGTCAAAGTGTTCCCTGTGTGGAATGGCGGTGGAACCGTGAAGATCGTCTTTGTAAATAGCGACTGGGGAATCCCTTCTTCCGACCTTGTCAACAGCGTTCAAACGGCCGTCGATCCGGTTCAGAACCAGGGCGTCGGTGACGGTATCGCCCCGATCGGACACGTCGTCACGGTCGAAGGTGTGACCGGAACCACGATCAACGTGTCTTTCACTCTGACTTTTTCCGGTTCGGCCACCTGGTCGACCGTCGAAACGTCTGTGAAGAAAGCTATTCAGGACTACTTTGACAGCCTGGCCAAAACCTGGGACGAACAAGAAAACCTTGTCGTCCGCGTCAGCCAGATCGAAACGAAGGTCCTGAATGTCGAAGGCGTGATCGACATCACCGGAACCAAAATCAACGGAGGAACACAAAATATTCCCCTGGCTTCAAATGCGATTCCGGTTCTGGGGGTGGTGACAAATGGTTCTTAAAGAATACTGGCCGCGCTATCTGCAAGAACTGATCGAGTTTCAGCAGATCGCCAACGCGGAACAACCCGAATTCGAAAATGCCGTCAGTGACGTAAAATCGGCCGCTGACGACTTTTTTCTGGTGTCCCTGTCCGAATATGGGTGCGAACGCTGGGAAAAGATTCTGGGGCTTTCTGCGGCGCCTGGGGACACAGTACAGGACCGCCGCGACCGAATCCTGATTAAGTACCTGGATCAGCTTCCCTATACTTACAGGACCCTTTTGAAATACCTTGCAACGGTCAGCGAAGACTTCACAGTCACCCTAAACGAAAACGCCTACGATCTATATATCAGAATCCGCCTGGAAGGCTACGCCCAACGCGACGCATTGGCGGCAACCCTGGGACAAATGATTCCGGCGAATCTGGTTCTTCGCTTGCGGACGGATATTCCACAAGACGACCAACCGGCCAAAACGGCCGCCTGTTCCGCTATGGCTACAATGAACCGGCACAAATACACGCCGGCAACGTAAGGAGGAAAAACGAATGGCAAAATTCAAGTCCATTGTCACGGACGGCGGAAGCGAAGCCCTAACGGCCCTTATCGCGTCCGGACAGAAATTGATACTGACACGCGCGGCCGCCGGAAGCGGCGTCGCCCAGGCCAGCCCGAATACACTGACCGATCTTGTAAACGTGGAAAACGTCAGCGCCAACCTGTCCGAAAAGGAACTGGTCGAAGGTTCGCCTTCGATCATGCAAATTCCGGTACAGGTGACAAACGAAGGTCTGGAATCGAATGTCTGGATCAGGGAAATCGGCGTCTTCGGCCTGGACATCAGCGGAAACGAAATTCTTTTCTGCTATGGCTGGCTTGACGGCGAAGACAGTGACAACGTCCTTCCGGCGACAACCTTTGAAGAGGACGCCGACACGGTCCACATTCACGACCTGGCCGTCTTTATCACCAACCAGGAAGCGGCGGCCGTATCTGTCCAGGTGGGCGTCGGTTCCTTCGTGACAACCGCGCAAATGACCGCATACGCCGCGCCTGTGCTTCATACCCAGGCCGCAACAACGATCAACGAAACGACCGGCGAAACCACGGAACAGGTTCAGCGGCGCCAGGACAACGACATTCAGTCGATCCTTGAACAGTTAAACACCGGATTCACCGGAACAACCGTCACACACACTTTCGTTCCTGCACAGCTTCAATACTGGAAAGGCTACGACGGAACAGGAATTCCGGAAGGTATTCTGGATCAATCCCTGAACCGTCTTTATTTATGACCAGAATCGGCGCCACGCCGTCGGAAACGTCTTGCCTTATATCGAACCTATTCACGGAAATTCGGCCCGTCTGTGGCCACTGTGAGGGCGACAGCGTGGTCCTGTGTGGCGTAACCTACGAAGGACAGGAAGAAACCGTCGTCCTTCGTGATTATGGCTTCGACTATTCCGGCGATCCGGAAACCGTCGAAAATATCCGAAAGCGAAGGTGTATCTATGGGAACAAGAAGAAACTACCAGCGGACTTCGAATAAAAATGACAGTCCGCTTCACGTTCTTCCGGTGGCCGAAAAACTGATCGACTACACCCTGGACCTGACCGACAACGCGAAACGCTTTCCGAAGCGCGTCCGTTTTTCGATCACAAACAAGATTCAGGGCCACGTCATGGCCATATACGACGGCTTACTGGAAGCAAACGAAATATTTCCGATCCGCACAGAAGCGGACCGGACAGAACGGCTTCGTTTACAAAGGGCCGCCTTGACCGAGTGCAAGAAACTGCTTCACATGATCGAATTATCGAAGAAGCGAAGCTATATCGACAAGGACACCTTTGACTATTGGACGAAGTTGACCCTGGACGTTAAGTTCATGACCGCAAAATGGTACAAGGCCGAACAGGACACCGCCGAAGCGATCGCCCCGTCGGACCCTATACCGGAAAGCGTGTAATGATATTTAGGGAATGACCTGTTACCCCGAACGCCAGCAACGCGAACAATGCGCGCAATGTCAACACGGACGGCAGTCTGAACAACAACAACGCGTACAATGGCAACAATGGCGTTCGGCCGGATTTGGTGGAAAACGCGACCGAGTAAGGCGAAGAACCTGAAAACAGAGTACCCCAACAAAGGAGGTCATTTCCTTCCGAAGTGCCGGAAAGGCCACGGTAAACACAAGATTGACGACGAATGGCCTTCCTACTGTGACGGCCGGACTGTAAGCGTCAAGGAGGATTTTTATTTTGAGCGAAGACCAGACATTGAATCTTTCTGACTTCGCGAAGGTGATCGACTTTAACAGTCTATATCAATCGTATACAGAAGCGCGCAAAGGTAAACGGTGGAAATATGCGGTCTGCAAATACGAAGTGAACGTCCTTGAAAACCTTATGTTCGTTCATTTCATGTTATCGGCCCACAAATACCGCCTGTCGCCTTATAACTGCTTCATTGTGAAAGAACCGAAGGAACGACTGATCATGTATAACAGCTTCCGCGACAAAATCGTTCAGCACAGTCTTTGCGATAATGTCCTGGAACCGTACCTTTCGAAAACTTTCATATACGACAACTACGCAAGCCAGAAAGGCAAAGGAACGCACTTCGGACTTGACCGCCTGAAATATTTCATGTCGAGGTACTACCGACAGAACGGGGCGGACGGCTGGGTCCTGAAATGCGATATTCGAAAGTATTTTTACAGTATCAATCACGACGTTCTGAAAGAACAGCTTCGCCGGCTTATCAAAGACCGCGACGTCTTGTGGCTTCTGGATATGATCATAGATTCCACCGAAGGACCAGGAATCCCGATCGGAAACCATACTTCACAGTGGTTCGCCGTTCTGTACCTGTCCGGAATGGATCACATGATCAAGGAACGTCTGGGAATCAAAATGTACGGCCGCTACATGGACGACTTCTATTTGATTCACCCTGACAAGGACTATCTTCGTTATTGTCTGGAAGAAATCAAGAAGTATCTGGTCCCTTTAGGACTGGAATTGAATCAAAAGACGGCCATTTTCCCCTTAACCCAGGGAATCGACTTCCTGGGATTTAGGACCTATCTGACCGACACCGGAAAAGTCGTCAGAAAAGTCCGCTGTGAAAGCAAGAACCGAATCCGAAGGAAATTGAAGAAATACCGTCACCTTCTGGACGAAGGCCGGATCGACTTCGAAACGATTCTTCAATCCTATTCTTCGTGGACCGGTCACGCCGAACACGGCAACAGTTACCACTTGATCAGGAAGACGGACGACCTGTTCTTCAACCTGTTCAAGAATGAATTGGAGGGATTAACCTATGGCAAAATTACTATCCGCTTTGCCCGTTGGAAGCGTTGTCAAGTCGACGAACACAAAATACAACGGGAAAGTGATCAGGTGGATCGTGGGAACCCAGGACACGGCCAACGGCCGAACGGGCCTGGTAGCCGAGAAAATGATCACCCTGAAATGCTTCGACGCGAAGGAATCTTCGAACCCGAACGGTAGCCGTCAAAGCTACGGAAACAACCGCTATTCCCAGTCTAATATCGACCAGTGGTTGAACAGCCAGGACGCGGCCTGGTATTCCGCGCGTCACAGCTACGACGCACCGCCGAATAACGCCAACGTGTGGAGCAACTACAACGAATACGACACCGAAGCCGGATTCCTGTCTAACTTCGAAGCAGACTTCCGAAAGGCTATTCTGGACGCCGTGATCCGCGTCGCAAAGAACACCGTCACCGACGGCGGCGGTTATGAAGACATCACCCGAAAGGTCTTCCTTCTGTCGAATACCGAAGTCGGCCTGTCCAACGAAAACAGCGTGGCCGAAGGGACCCTGTGGTCCTACTTTTCCAGCGCCGCGCGCCGCCAGTGCTACCCGACCGCCGAAGCCGTCAGCAATTCGGAATATACAAATTCCAGCTTGAACGCGTCTTCTTATTGGTATTGGTGGCTTAGAACCCCGAACGCCAGCCGCGCGCACCTTGCGCGCCGTGTCTACACGGACGGCAGTCTGGACAACGGCCACGCGTACACTGGCGACGGTGGCGTTCGGCCGGCTTTGTATTTGGAATCTGGGAATCTGGTATCCGATTCAACAGACACCGACGGGGCCTATATCTTACAGTGGAACCAGCCGCCGTCTGATCCTTCTTCTATTTCCTACGGCACACCGCAAGCCGGAAACAGCCTGGTTCTTTCGACGGGCGGTTCTACCGATCCGGAGGGCGACGCCATTTCCTACGTCTGGGAAAGGAAGATTGATTCCGGCGCTTATGTCCAGTTAGGGATCACCACGGCAAAGACCTTCACCGACACAGTTCCGACGTCCGGCACAACTTACACGGCGCGCGTGAAGGCAGTCGACGCGAACGGCCTTGAATCCGGTTACTGCACCGGATCGGCAAAAACCATTTCCTACAACACGCCGCCCATGATCAGCGGTTCGGATCAAAACCTGGGCGCAAAAACAGCGCCGTTTACATACCAGTACACGGTCACAGACGCCCAGGCGGCCACGCAAACGATCACGGTCACGGAAAAACTGACCAACGGAACCCAGACGATCACGCTTCGCACCTATACCGCGACCAGCGGCGCCCAGAATACCGTCGACCTGTCCAGTGTATGGCTTCCGCTTCTTTCCGGAACCCACGTCCTGACGATCACGGCCACCGACAGCGCCGGCGGAAGCGCAACGCGAAAGATTACGTTCAGCCGCACCGTCAGCCGTATCGCGGCGGCGCGCGCGTTCAATACGGACGCCCTGGTTCAGAAGGTCTTTGTTTCCCTTTATCCGGCGACGATTCCGGCAGACGCAACCCTTCACCTGGAAGTCACGAACAACCCGTTCGACACTTCGCCGGTGTGGGTAGACATCACTGACAAGGCGAACAGACTTGTCCACGTCTTCACGAATACGACCGCCGCGAAAGGCTATGGCCTGGGCTATCGCTTCTATATCACGAAGGGAACCCAGGAAATCGAAATCACCCAGGCGACGATCCGTTTCGCCTAAACGAAAGGAGGAATTCGAAATGTTTGACCCTACACAATGCGAAAGCGTGAGCATGGCCCAGGCAAAAGCCCAGGAAGAACAAAATCCTGTCAATGCCGCTTTGCGCGCGACTTCGATCGCCTTCGTCGCTTTGGCAGAATCTGGCCAGATCGACGACACAACCGCAACGGAAAACGTCAGCCAGTTCGCGTCCTGGGCTTACCCTGTGGCGTATGCTGTCGGCAATATCCGCCAGTATAACGGCGAACTTTTCCGCTGTGTTCAGGCTCACACTTCACAAGCCGACTGGACGCCTGACGCCACCGCTTCCCTTTGGAAGAAAGTCGGCGATCCGACGGAAGAATGGCCGGCATGGTCCCAGCCGATCGGCGCACATGACGCCTACAACAGCGGCGACAAAGTGTCCCACAACGGGAAACACTGGACATCTAACGTCGACGCGAACGTCTGGGAACCTGGCGTTTATGGCTGGACGGAGGTGACAGAATGACCGAAGGAATCATAGTCGGCGTTCTGTCGCTGATCGGTACACTGGCCGGAACATACTTCGCAAACCGAAAAAGTTCCGCCCTTATTGCCTACCGTCTGGAACTTCTTGAAAAGAAGGTCGACAAACACAATTCCGTCGTGGAACGAACCTTCAAACTGGAAGAACAGACGGCCGTTCTTGAAGAAAAAATAAAGGTCGCGAATCACCGTATAGAGGACCTGGAAAGCCGGTGAAATCGCGCAAGAAGAAACGCGAGTTTTCCAAAATCATTATAACCATAGTCGGAGCCGTCACGCTTGTCGTGTCGGCTTTTACTATGGCCGTTGTATGGAAAACAAGCGACACCGCGCCCCTGGCGTATTTGATCCCTTCGGTCTTCGGCGAACTGGCCACCGCGACCGGCTTTTATTTCAGCAAAGCGAAGGCCGAAAACCGGATCAAACTTCGGAAATTATATGGTCCTGAAATCTACAATGACACGAAGGAGGTATAAACGTGTTTAACGCATTACTTGAAAACCTGACAAATATCGGCTGGGCTATGCTGGTCTTCCTGTGTGCATACCTGGCAAACGTCGCCTTTTCCCTGTGGTACAACATCAAAATCAGGAAGGAAGACTTCGACCGCGAAAAGCTGATCGCAAGCGGCTTGAAAATCCTTGTTTTCGTCGTTGGCCTGACGCTTCTGTGTACGGCTATTACTGCACTTCCGATTTTTGCAAACGAAGTCGGCTGGACTATACCTGACGAATACACGGACATTTTCGCCGACCTGGTCATCATTGGCGCCGTTCTGCTTGTGTCCTGTAAATACATCAAGGAAGCCTTCACGAAGTTCGTTGCCATTTTGAACACCGGTTCCGTGGAAAATGTGGAAAACGTATCGGAGCCGGAAGCAACCAACGCCGGAAATGTCCAGATCGGCTTCATGGCCGGAAATGGAGGGAACGAAAATGAGTAACAGCCCACTTGTAAGCTATACACGCATTTCCCCGAATAAGAACAGCCCCAGAAATCACGCGATCGACACGATCACGATCCACTGTGTCGTTGGCCAGTGTTCGGTCGAAACCCTGGGAAACATCTTCACGCCTACTTCCAGACAGGCGTCTTCAAACTATGGGATCGGCTTCGACGGCAAAATCGGAATGTATGTGGAAGAAAAGGACCGTTCCTGGTGTAGTTCTTCCGCGTCCAACGATAACAGAGCGATCACGATCGAAGTCGCGTCCGATACAAAGCACCCTTACGCAGTCAATGAAAAGGCGTTCGCCGCGCTTCTTGACCTGGTGACTGACATCTGCAAGCGAAACGGGATCAAACGCCTTGTGTGGTCCACCAACAAAAAGGACCGTATGAATCACCTGAACGGGTGCAATATGACCGTTCACCGCGATTATGCAAACAAGGCTTGTCCTGGCGACTACCTGTATAACCGCCACGGTGAAATCGCGGCCGAAGTCAACCGCCGCCTGGGCGCCAGTGCCGAAAGGCCGGCAGAGAATAAACCGGCCACTGGCGAAGTGATCCACACTGTCAAAGCCGGCGAAACACTGTCGAAGATCGCCCAGAAGTACGGGACGACCTATCAGAAGATCGCGGCTTATAACAGGATCGCAAACGCGAACCTGATCCGCGTCGGCCAGAAAATCAAAATTCCGGCAGACACCCAGGCCGCCCAGTCTTTCAAGAAGGGTGATAAAGTAAAGGTCCTGAAAGCTGTCACCTACACAGGGAAAGCCTTCAAGACCTATTATGACAAATATGACGTGATCGAAGCCGACGGCGACCGTGTGGTCATTGGTATCGGAAAGACAGTCACAGCGGCCGTCAATGCGGCAAACCTGAAAAAAGCATAGCGGCAAAAGGAAAGCGGCCAGGGATATTCCCTGACCGCCTTTTTTTATTTGCCGGTGACCATTGAAAGAGCCGACACGAAAAGGTCCTGTCGCGCGACTGAAAACTGATATGTCTTCGATCCGGCCTGTACGACGACAGAGCCGTCGACAGGTGTCACCGCTGTCAATGCTGAAATCTTACATTCGAAACCGGCCTGGTTATGAATGAAGACGATCCGCCTATTCGTTAAAACGATAGCGCCTGAATAGGTTTCTGTCACTTCGCCGTAAACCGTCCGACTGGAACCGCCGCCAGTGCTTACCGACACGCCCTTCGCAACGCGGACACGGACGCCAGCACCGCTTCCGGTTCGGCCGACAGCCTTGTTCTTCGTGACGATCTTCGTCGCCGGCGCGTAATAATGGGCGACTTCGCCTTCTTCCAAAAGAACCGGCGTCCCCGTTACAACAGGAAGTTCGCCCTGTGCGATCGCTGAAATCGCGGTTTCTTCCATGAACGGCGTGTTTCTGGCCACTTGTGCCGCCTGTCTGGCTTCCTTCTGCTTCTTGACCTTGTTCGCACTGAAAAAAAGCCCAACGGTGACAATGGTCAAGACGACGATCCAGCCCCACAATGATACTTCCGGAACCGCGATCGACACAATCACCAGGATCAGATCGACAATCGCGGCCAGGATTCCGAATATAATAGCGACTATTCGCATTATATCCCCCCTTCCTACTTGTAAACTTTATAAGGTTCTGACCTTTAACACAATTATACGTGAAAAATGTGTTAAAAACAAGAATGACGCTGAACATTAACACAAAATTTTCGGGAAGGAGGTCACAACTTGAAAATCTATGACTATAAAGGCCGGAAGAACATCAGCGGAAACAGAATCCGCGAAGCACGATTGAAGAAGCGGCTGTCACAGGCCGACTTCGCCGCCAAACTACAAATAGCCGGAATCACTATGGAGCGCGACAGCGTCAGCAGAATCGAAATCGGAACGCGCTTCGTCGCCGACTATGAACTTATGATAATAGCTGAAATCCTGGACGTAACCGTCGACTGGTTACTGTCCGAAGACTGCGAATAACACAACGGACCACTGGCGAACCTTTGAACCGCCAGGGTCTTTTATTTTTTTGTTCCCCCCTTGACAATATAATACCGGTATTATATAATATTCGACAGAAAGAGGTGACTACACTATGGCACAAGCGCAAATTGAAGCGAACAAACGCTTCCGAAAGAAATCCTATGACCGAATCGAAATAACAGTTCCAAAAGGCGACAGAGAAAAGATCGTTCAAGCCGCCAGCGCGGCCGGTATGAGTGTAAACGCTTTTATCAAAGAAGCACTGGTCGAATATATCGCCCGCACAACCAAACAATAAAACGAAAGCCCTGTCCATGAACGGACGGGGCTTTTTTGCATATCAGGAGGAATCAAAATGAAAAAGCGCAGATTCAAACACCTGTCCTGGACTGACAGGCTGAAAATAGAAACAATGTTAAAGGATAAGCGCCACAAACAGGAAATCGCTGACGAAATCGGCGTTCACCTGAAAACGATCTACAACGAAATCAAGCGTGGCCGTTATATTCATACGAATTCCGACCTGACCGAAGAAGAACGATATAGTCCGGAAATGGCCGAAGCGGCTTACCGTGAACACCTGGCCGCAAAAGGCCCTGACTTGAAAATCGGGAACGACCACGAACTGGCCCAGCATATCGAAAAGAAAATCGCCGAAGACGGTTATTCGCCGGCCGCTGTCCTGGGTGAAATTAAGGAACAGGGCCTTGAATTCAAAACGTCAATCTGTGAATCGACCTTGTATTCTTATATCGACAAGGGCGTCTTTTTGACTGTCACGAACAAGAACCTTCCTGTCAAAGGCCAAAAGAAACGCCCGTATAACAAAGTCAAGAGGGCGAAGCGGCCGCCGGCTGGAACCAGTATCGAAAACCGCCCGAAAGAAATCGACGATCGCGCGGTCGTTGGTGACTGGGAAATGGACTGTGTCGAAGGCAAGAAGAAAACAAAGAAAACCCTTCTGGTTCTGACCGAAAGAAAGTCCAGACGGGAAATCATTCGTCCTATGCGCGACCAGACCGCCCGAAGCGTGGTCCGCGTCCTGGATAGCCTTGAACGTGAATACGGCGCAAATTTCAGCAAAATCTTTCGAACGATCACTGTCGATAACGGTTCCGAATTCGCTGACTGTGCCGGAATGGAAAAGTCCTGTCGCCGCAAAGGCAACAGGACAAAGATATACTATTGTCACCCCTATTCGTCATACGAAAGAGGATCAAACGAAAATGTGAATAGAATGATCCGCCGTTGGTTCCCGAAAGGAACAGACTTCCGGAAAGTCACAGCGAAAGCGATCCAAAAGGTCGAAGACTGGATCAATAACTATCCACGTGAAATACTGGGCTTCCGGACCGCAGAAGCCGTTTTCCAGGAAGGCGTCGCGTGTCTTACTTGAATTTTTTTATGAATTTTTGCAATTTAGTCTTGACTTTTTCAGCGGCGATTCCGCAGCCAGATGCAGTACAGGCCGTCCGTGATGAGCGTCTCACGGTAGAGGATGGGCGTGCGGCAGGCGTCCCGGATGGCCGTGGGCAGATTGCCGGTGGCGTAGAACTTCGTCTCAGGGCCAAGCTCGGCGCAGAAATGGTCAGCCAGCCCGTCCAGCATCCCGGCAGTGCCGAGGACAAAGCCGTTCTGCAAGCAGGCGGCGGTGTTCTTGCCCAGTACGGAGGCGGGCGCAGGCGCGGAGAGGTCGATTTGAGGCAGCTGGGCGGTGTTCTGCACCAGTGCAGCCAGCGAAAGCTGCGGCCCCGGCAGGATGACGCCGCCTACAAGTTCCTGTTTCCCGTTGACGGCCATCAGGGAGATGGCTGTGTCGGCAGAAATGACCACCAGAGGCCCAGAACCCTCAGCCAGTGCGGCCACCGCACCGCAGAGCAGTTCGGCACCCAGCTGGGCGGGATTGTCCAGCCGGAGGCGGATGCCGCTCTTGAGTCCCGGCCCGACGGTCAGGATGCGCACCGGGCAGAGCATCTGCAAAGCGGCCAGTACCCGCCCCGTCAGCGCAGGCACCACACTGCCCAGAATGCCGCCCTCAATTTGTTCTGGCGAAGCGCCGTGGAGCGAAAGCAGATTCAGCAACCGCAGGCCGTATTCATCGACGGTGGCGGCGGGGTCGGTGTGGAGCCGTCCGCAGAATTTCAGGTCGTCGTGCTCGTAGCCGCCAATGGTGATGTGGGTGTTGCCGAGATTGACGGTAAGTATCATGGTTGGTGCCTCCCTGCTTGCTTATAATGTATATATAATATATAACACCTTCGTCTCCCCTTGGCAAGGGGAGACGCTGCGGCCATGGCCGCAGCGGAGGGGTTGGGGCCTGCAGGAAGATGAATTTTGGAGAAAGAAGAAAAAACCTGAAAAAACTTGCTGAAATTGTAAAATAAACGCAAGAGAAATCCAAAAGATTCTCCTGCGTTTATTTTTTTGCGCATTTTTGGGCGAAAGGGGTGGAACAGATGGCAAAGCACATGGAGTTCGACGACCGCAAGAAGCTGGAACGCCTGTACAACTCTGGAATGAACGGTATGGAAATTGCCCCGCTGATGGGTTATGACTACTCCACCATTTATAAGGAACTGCGCCGCGGTGATACTGGCCGGATGGATGGGCGTGGCCGGGCTGGGTACAGTGCAGACCTTGCGCAGAAGCGGCTCTACCATACGAAGCAGAGGTTACGGTATCGGGCGGAATACCCCGGCGGGCTGAAAGAATGAAAGCACAGACGTTTGAGTTGAACCGTTGCTACAATGCAGACTGCATGAAAGCAATGGCTGCTTTCCCGGATGGTTACTTTGATCTCGCTGTGGTAGACCCGCCCTATTTCAGCGGACCTGAACGCCGCGGATTCTACGGCTCAAGGGTCAGCCGGATCGGAGTGCATCGGGATTACCCGGTTTCTCCCGTGTGGGAAGTGCCGGGAAAAGAGTATTTCGACGAACTGATGCGAGTGAGCCGACACTATATTATATGGGGCTGCAACTATTTCAGCTATGGCTTTGCTCCGGGGCGTATCGTATGGGATAAGTGCAACCAAGCGACAAGTTTTTCCGACTGCGAGATTGCGGCAACAGACCTACTCAAGACGGTCAGACTATTCCGCTATATGTGGAGCGGGATGATGCAGGGCAAGAGCATTTCCGAAGGGCATATCATGCAGGGAAACAAAAGCCTGAATGAAGTACGAATTCACCCAACGCAGAAGCCGATTGTTCTGTATGACTGGATTTTTCAGAATTTCGCAAAGCCTGGGCAGAAAGTTCTTGATACTCACCTCGGAAGTGGCAGCAGCAGAATTGCCGCCTATGAAGCGGGTGTTGACTTTATCGGCTTTGAAATCGACCCGTTCTATTTCAAGACGCAGGAAGAACGCTTTGCGAATTACACGAACCAAACCAGTTTATTTCACATGAGGTAGAAAAATGCTTGAACTTGCAATCTGGCTATATCACATCGGCACCCCTGATCTGGCGGTGAGGATTGCGACAGATGTGGCGACGGCTCTTTTTCTTTTGTGGGGCATCCTGAACCACTACGCCAAAAAGGAAGCTGAGGAAGCATTTCTTGAGGTGTCCAAGGAGGCGCATTACTGGAAGATGGTGGCGAATCACAGACGGGATATGTTGGATAAGACCCGGGAGAATTTATACAAATGGCATGGATCAAGGAAATCGTGATGGCTGGGATTATTACGGTGATTGCCTGCGCCGGAATCTTTGAGCTGCTGGAACGCCGTAAGCGGGCAGCGTTCAAAGAGCAGATTCACGATCTGGCGCAGAAGTACATAGACAAGATGAAACAGGAAGAACACGTTAAAGAGTGAGCTTCCGGGCATGGGCAGACCTACCCGCCCACCATGCGGCTAGTCTATCTAGGGGGCGGCCGCCCGGCTACCGCAAGGCCGGGGCCCTACCTGCTGGGGGCAGAAAGAATACAGCGGGGCGGCCCGCATGGGTGGCGGCTACCTGTCCGATGCCGCCTTTTTATCTGGTACGGCCAGTGCAGGAGGGTGTGCATTCCCTTCCGCCCGGTGCTAACCCCGGGGCGTACCGCCAAAGACCGAACATCCACCCACCAAAGAAAGGACTACGATATGAACGACGAAAAGAAAATTGGCTTTTCCGTAGAACTGGAAAACAACCGTGTTGACCTGTGGGCAAATGGTGACGATGAAACGCTGGTGAACCTTGCCGTTGCAGCGACAGCGAACATTGTTGCTGCGGCTTGCGGTAATGACGTGAAGGAGGCCGAAAAGCTGCTGCAGGATGTGAAGATCGGGCTGGATGCAGCACTCAATCAGGCGTTGGAGCATCCTACCCAGGAAATCAACCCGGAAGACTTCAAGGCTATTGGTCCCGCTGATCTACCTGCCAAACCTCTGGGCAAGGCTTGATTTCGGAGGAACACGGCATGGAAGGACAAGGCGTATATTCCCCGAAAGAACAGTACAAGCAGATGTTTATTGAGGCGGTCGGGAAGAGACCTGGTAGCATGGTGATGTGGCGAGTGCTTGACGAAATTGGCTTTTTCAACAGCCCGGCCAGCGCAAATCATCACCTGAACGTACCGGGCGGTCTGCTGATCCACTCCCTCAATGTGGCAAAGGCTGCAATGGAGCTGTGCGAGACAGAACGGTTCGCACAGTGCGATAAGAACGCTGTGCTGACTGCCGCCCTGCTGCACGATGTCTGCAAGGCTGGGAAGTACATTGCAAAGCCGGAGGGCGGGTATCGGTACAGAGACACCCGGATGCTGGGGCATGGTGAAGAATCCATCATCCTGATCCAGCACTGGATGTACCTCACGGAAAAAGAGACGCTGGCGATCCGCTGGCACATGGGTGCCTACACCGGGCAGCAGGACTGGGATACCCTGAGCAAAGTATATGACAGCTGCCCAGAGGCTCTGTGCGTTCACATGGCGGATATGATCGCCACGCACATTATGGAGGTAGAAAAGTGAGCGGGTATACCGCCTATCTTGAACTTCCGAGCGGTGAGCGAATAGAGCTACCAGCAACCATGCCGGACATTACAGAGGCAGACAGCCCTCTATGGGATGGAAAATTTGAACTGCCAGAAGCCGTAAAAGAAATGCTCAAGTGGGCAGATGAAGCGGCTAAAGAATGGGATAGTGATCTTTACTTCCTCGAAGGTTGGTTGAAACCTCGGCGGCGGATCAACTTCAACCCGCCGGAGCACTGGGAGGCGGTGCAGGACAAACGCTGCAACACATCCCCGCTTGGACGGTGCAGCTACCTATATAAAGCAAGGAGGGTCAAGAGTTTGGCAAGGAGCGTACATATCGGAATTGCCCCACACAGGGGCACAAAGAAGAATGACGTAGAACAGTGCAAGCACACGTTCAAAATCACCGCTGCGCGATGTGCTCCGTGCAGCGGCTACAACGTGGAGTGCAAGCACTATGAGGGAAACGATGCTGCTGATACAAAGCATTGTCCCCGGTAGAACGATAGGCAGCCCTGCCCGCAGAAGCGGGGCTGCTTTTTATGTGGCGCGGGGTGCCTTTCTGGTACAGGGGCACTGTGAATGGGGCCGAACCCCATCTGCGCCTGCTTAACGCTTTCCATGAAAGCCGGGCACGGCCATGAAGTCAGCCGCCCGGCACGGCGGAGCGGTGCTGTACAGCACCGTCCTCCTTTCCGTTCAAGCCCGATGCAAAACCGGGCTGCCGTTCTTGCCGAAGCCGCACCCGCATGGATATGACGGGAACGGGTGCGCCGCAGTGTGAGCGCAGAAACACCCTGTTCAACTTGCTCAGGCCAAAAGCAACAGGCCATTGCAGTGGCCGTCCCGCTCTGTACCTCTCTTACGGAGCGGGTCTGATATGCGAGCGCAGGGTGCCGCTTGTTTCCGATTCCCCATCATCAACAGGCGGGCCGGTTCGATGCCGGCCGTTCGCACAAGAAAAGAGGACAACTATGGAAATCAAATGCTTGACCCAGGACTTCCCGCAGGGAAAACGGGTATACGATGCGGACGGCGTAGCTCCTTCGCTGATGCACACCGCCAGCACCATGCGGTCGCAGGCCATTCTGGTTCGAGGGGGGGCAGCGGCGTGAACGCTGAGAAAGACGTGTGCTGCATTGCATCCACCCAGACTAACGCCGAACGCCTGATGAATACAGCACCAACCCTGAGCCGTGACAAGGACAGAACCATTGTAGGCTACAACTCGTTCTGCCTTGCCGGGAACTTCGTTGATCGAAACACAAACCAAAATGGAAGTGGTGTCCGGGAAAATGCCTCGTTCACGCTGAACACGCAAGACCGTCATGCGGTGGCATACGATGCAAGAAACAACCGTCTGAATGGCACGGTGAGCGGAACGCTCCAAGCGAAAGAATCAGGGGGATGGAGTTTGAATTACATCAACCCGGTCATTCAGCCGGATGTGCTACGCCTGCCGGAATGGATCGTGCGCCGCCTGTTGCCGATGGAGTGTGGACGATTGCAGGGCTTTCCAGATGGATGGGGAGAAATTGCACCGCTGGCGAATGAAACGGAAATCCAGTTCTGGCGGGAAGTGTATCTGAGAAACTGCAAGATCAAAGGGCAGAAGCCAAAGAAGATCATTGCCAGGGCAGATGGAGCCAGAAGCGATGCCGCTGTGAAGAAATGGCACGACGAGCTGCACAGTCCGTCGGCGGAGTATTCCATGTGGGGCAACGGCATGGCCTTGCCGAATGCCCTGTTCTTCGTCCAAAATGCTTTCCGGGAATTGGGGAAGTCTGCGGCGGAGGTAAAGCTGGGCAGCCTGTTCGATGGAAGCGGGACCATGCCGCTGTGTGCTGTGATGTGCGGCGGGCGGGCTGTATGGGCAAGCGAAGTGGAGCCTTACCCTATTGCCGTTACCAAAACACACCTGCCGGAGATGCAACACCTCGGCAGCATAACGGACATCAAAGGCGGTCAGATCGAGCCGGTGGACATCATCACTTTCGGCTCTCCTTGCCAAGACCTGAGCATTGCGGGAAAGCGCAAAGGACTGGGCGGCGACCGAAGCTGCCTGTTCTATGAAGCAATCCGGGTCATCCGGGAAATGCTGTCTGCCACAGGCGGAAGGTATCCGCGCTTTGTCATTTGGGAAAATGTGCCGGGTGCGCTGTCGTCGCATGGCGGAAAGGATTTTGAAATTGTTCTCAACGAGCTTTTGCACCTCCGAGATTTTGCCGGAGGTGGAACAGATAAGCCTATTCGCCAGCATGGAAAATGGGCAAAGGCTGTGTCCTACGGAGCTGTTGCCTATCGAATTGTCAACGCTCAATATTGGGGAATCCCCCACCGTCGCCGAAGAATATATGCTGTCTGCGATACTCGTGGAGAATCCGCCACGATGGTCGCTTTTGAGCGTGGCGGCACTGAATGGCATTTTAGACCGTGCCTCCCGGAGGGGGGGGGCAGACCGTTGCCTGCCTTGCTCCTGACTGCTATTCATGGCATGATCGCATGGTGGAAGCAGGAGAGCTCCGAGGGGGGGGCAGAACGAGCCTACACCCTGAAAATCCGGCAAGGCTGTGAGGGCGGCGGCAAAGGTTCGCTGGTGCAGACTGAACTTTCCGCAACGCTGGCGACACGCCAAGACCAAAGCTTGATCCAACGTGCTGCCGGGTTTGACCTTGGAAATTCTGGCGGAATCGGCTATTCAGAAGAATGCAGCCCGACACTGATGACCGGGGCGGGCGGAAACAAAACGGCTGTTGTACAGAATCAAAGACGGATGGAATCTCTGGTGCTAAACGACCAAGGCGGGAAAAACATGGATGTTTCTGTAAATGTAACAGGAACGCTCCGCGCACAAACACACGGGCACCCGCCTGTTGTGTTCCAAAAATCGGAGGATGAAGGAAATGAGACCTGATACCCTGTCGAAGCTGGCTGTATCTGTTGCGATTTGCGTGGCAGCTGCCAGCAGCGTTGCCGTTGGACTGGCAAACAGCCGGATCGACGACCTGGAAATCCAGCGGGATATTTACAAATCCCGCGCGGAGGACTGGGAAAGAACCGCCGGAGTTATCGCCCAGTATGCAGACGATCTGGCGGACGAGTTGAAAATTAGGGGTGCGCTGGATAAAAAGTTGGTTGTCGAGTATGCCGGGGTTTTCGAGTGTACCGCATACTGCACCGAGAAATACCAGCACATCTGCGGCACGGGCACGGGGATCACCGCCAGCGGGCAGCCAATCCAAGCGGATGTAACTGTGGCGGCAGACCAGACGCTTCTCCCTTATGGCACGGTGGTCTACATCGAAGATGTTGGAATCCGCATTGTGCAGGACAAGGGCGCAGGGGTACAGGGCAACCATATCGACGTTGCCGTTTCCGGTAGCCATGAAGACGCTTTGAAATGGACAGGCTACGGCGAACACCGGGTCTGGATCATCAAGGAGGCCGGCTGATATGCAAAAAGCGATTGCCATTGATTTCGATGGAACGCTTTGCACAAATGATTATCCCAATATCGGAGAGCCGAACTGGGAAATCATAGCAGAAGCGAAGATGGAACAGGCAAATGGCGCAGGGCTGATCCTCTGGACCTGTCGAGAAGGTGAAATGCTGGATGCCGCTTTGAAAGCCTGCGAGGAGTGGGAATTACACTTCGATGTGGTAAATGAAAGCCTGCCGTCTTGGAAAAAAGAATATGGAAATAACCCGCGGAAAGTTGGAGCATCCGAATATTGGGATGATCGCTCCGTTCGGGTACGGAATGGACGTTTTGAGCATCCAGAGAATTTAAGCAAATACTCTGGATTGGACGTGGCGGACGAATCCGAAGCAGTGGCGGTCATGGAAATCGGAGAAGATGTTCTTGAGAAATTGGCAAAGACAGTTGGAGTAGAACGCGAACCCGGTGAATCTTGGCGTAGGCTGCGGAGAAGAACGGTTGAACAGATGGTAAAGGCGGTGAGATAAACATGGATTTCCCGGATAAAAAGTATTCCGTAATCTATGCTGATCCGCCGTGGAGCTACCGTCAGTGTGGAACAGGGCCTAAAAGCCGGGGCAATGCGGCTCAGCACTATCACACAATGACGACGGATGACATCTGCGCATTGCCGGTCAATGACCTGGCGGGTGGGGGGGCACGGCCTGCTTCATGTGGGCTACGTTTCCACAAATTGCCGATGCTCTGCGAGTTATGGAGGCGTGGGGGTTTGAGTACAAGACCTGCGCCTTTGTTTGGATCAAGAAAAACCGCAAGAGCGATACAAATTTTTGGGGCATGGGGGCTTACACGAGGGCAAATGCGGAAATCTGTTTGCTTGGTGTAACGCCTGGATTCAAGGCCGCTGATCGGGTCAAGAGCCATGCTGTACATCAAGTGATTGAAACACCGATACAAGAACATAGTGCAAAGCCGGACGAAACGTGTAAGCGAATTGTAGAATTGCTGGGAGATGTTCCTCGTATTGAATTGTTCGCCCGAAGGCGTACTCCTGGTTGGGATGCGTGGGGCGATGAATTAGAATAGAAAGGAATCGACATGAAAGTAAGAAGAACCGAGAAAATCAAGGTTGACCTGTTCCGGGTAGGCGATGTCATTCGCTTTAAGCTGTCCGATGGTGAAAAGGTAGAGATGCTGGCTGTCAAGGAGGAAAAAGACGGTATGATCTTCTGCTTTGCGGACTGCCTGGCAAAGGAATACAGCATGAACGCACAGAACACCAATGCGGGCGGCTGGGATGCCTCCGACTTGAGGAAGAAGCTGAACGGTGAAATCCTTGACCGCTTCCCCCAGAAAATCAGGAAGCTGTTGCTGCCTTTTGAAAACGGAGACCTGCTGCGCCTGCCGACGGAAAAGGAAATCTTCGGCTCAAACCCGTGTGGTGAAGATGAACCCGAAAGCGTGAGCCAATGGAAGCCGATGAAGCAGCGGAAGAATCGCATTGCTTCCAAGGGTTTGAACGGCGGATGGGAATGGTACTGGCTCCAGAATCGGGTGCCGAACTCGGCAGCCTTTTTCGCCAGCGCGACCGTCGACGGGATTTGCTTCTTCCTCACCGCCTCGAATGAGGCTGGTGTCCGCCCCGTCGCCAAGATCAAAAATCCCATATCCGCACCTGCCTGTCAGGTGCGGAACGATGAAGACGAGCAAGAAGGTTGAGGTGAAAAATATGGATGGACTGGTTAAAACGCTTGGTACGGTTCTGCTTCTGCTGGCCGCTACGCTTTGGGCGGCGGTTTTGCTGCTGGTGCCTGCTGCGCTGGTGAAGTTCTGCTGGGGGTATCTGTTTGTATGAGGTACTGTGTCTTACTGAGAGCATCCGACAGACGCGGAACAAAAGAGTGCCTGCAGTATACGCTGGATGCTATCAATACAGAGGAAGCAGCTTGCGAGGCGAAGAAGCAAGCTGCAGAACACTATACAGAATTTGAACTGTTTGATGTTCAATCCATCGGAGAGGTGCGCACATGAAAATTGCAGCGATTGCCAAAGTAATCAAAGACCGTGGCTCATGCCGCCTGTATAGGGTACATGGATCGGACGATCTTGAAACGAAGTTCTACATCGGCACAAATTCTGAAATCTACTCGCTGGAAGGGTTTCCTAAGCCGTGGAGCGAAGCAGAGGTTAACCATGAGCCGCCCGGTGGCCGAGGCAGTAGCGAAAGCCTGCGAGATGTATCTTCGTCTGCACATGGGCCAGTTTGAAGACCTGACAGACGAACTCTGCATGGCAAGGTTCTATGCTGCTCTGGAAAACGATTCGTTTGCCGACGAAGAAGAACGAGATGAAATCTTCCATATCTCGATCGACCGACGGAACATCATGCAGGAAGAAGTGGACAAGCTGTACAAAAGATATGTTCTTTCCGCCCCGCTTGATTACTGCATGAGAATCCCGTACCGGGCAGAGCAGGTCTGGCTTGCAATCCGCCACGCTCTGGCATGGCACGATAACCCGAAGGGCGACTACACGGTTCAGTATGACAAGCCGCTCAACCGTTCGGATCAGCCGCAGCCGATGGTGCAGCTGTACGAGGCACCCACCGAGGGAAAGTCTGTCTGTGACGGCAAGTGTGCAAAGTGTAGGAGATGCTGATATGAGAAAGAACGGCGCGATGTTCATCTGCAACCGCTGCCGCAAGCAGGTATTTGCAGAGAGGCTCGACGACGGAAAGTATGACAGCAAACCGCTGGACGGATGGGCACTTGATTGCGAAAGAATCTGTGGCGTTGGCGATCTGTGCCCGGACTGCTTCAAAGCGTACCGGGAGGCAATGGATGGATTCTGGAATGGTGGAAAGCATGGGACCTGAAAAAATTTGCTGTAACTGCCGCTGGCACGAAAGCTATACCTGGGTTTGCTTCAATGGCCTGTCGCTGAACTGCACCGATGTCACCGACGTTGAGGACAGCTGCGAACACTGGGAAAAGCGGACGGACGAAAACGGCATTGAAGACTACGAGGTAAACTGAAATGACTACAGCTTGAAGTCGTTTCCAGAGAATAAGCAAGCCCGTCGTAAAATTGCCGCCCTGACGAGGCGGCAAGGGGCTTGTATACCGAGGATAAACTAAGGGACACGGGAGCAGCGGCTTGCTTAAAGTTTGCTTAGAGCTTGATTAGAAGCAGCCGTTCCCGTGACGGGGGTACAGGGGGAACCCCCTGTATTGCCTCCCCGCGGCAGTAGGGCGTAACGGACAGCAGAGCTTGCCGGAGCGGGGGCGGGGGCAAGCATAGAAGTACACGGGCGGCGGGCGGTTTGGCCTTTATTCAGCAAATTGGACGTTTACGGGAAGGAGGACGTAGTGGGTATGGGCGGCGGCTTTTATGTCAGAGAACAGAAATACATCTGCGGCAAAAATTATGCCACTGCGCCCACCATGCAGGCGGAGTTTTTCGAGGTCTCCGAGAAAGAGCATAAGGCCAGCACTCGGCGGAAGAAAGAACTCGCCACCAGTCTGGCGAAGGAAACCTACAACCTCCGCAAATCTGGCCGCTATCTCGTTCTGCTGGTAAATACGAACTTCCGGCCCGGTGATTTCTCGGTTACATACACCTACGACGACGAACACCATCCTGCCCCAAATGACCTTGCCCGTGCTGACCGGGATTTCTCCAATGCAATCAAAAAGCTATACCGCATTTGCGATAAACAGGGCATCCAACGTCCAAAGTGGGTCGTGGTGACGGAGTATTGCACCGTGGACCCGGTGACAGGTGAAGTTTTGGGACGGCACCATCACCATGTCATTATGACACACCCGGCGGGGCTGACCCGGGAAATGGTGGAACAGGCGTGGAATGGCCGGGGTATGGCTCGATGTGAGCCGCTGCACTTCGACCACAACAGCGTGGAAAGCCTTGCCCGGTATATCGTGAAGAACCGCAGATGCAAACGGCACTGGCGGCAGAGCCACGGCCTGCAGCCGCCCAAAATGCCTAGGCCGAACGACAACAAAATGAGCCGAAGCAAGCTAAAGGACGTGTGTGAAAACTGTCTGGAAGACCGGGCGTACTGGGAGCGGATGTATCCGGGGTATACCCTGCATCGGTGCGAAGTCACCATCACGGGCAACTCTACCCGTCACCTGATCGTGAGCCTGTACCGCAAGGAGCTGCCCAAGAACAAAAACAGGAGGAACCAGCCGTGAACACAAGACTGGAACTGGAAGACCTGCCGCCTCGATACCGTGCCCAAGCGGAGAAGCAAATAGCCGACCGCCGCGCAAGGAAAGCCCCGGCGGGGGCGGTATCGCTGGAAGCTGCCGCCAAGACTGCCGGGGAGATCGGCAAGACCTTCGAGAGCAAGGGCGAGTATGATTTTTACATTGGAACAGTGCTGCCGGGCATCCAGTCCGGCAGGATCATCAAGGCAACGCCGCACGTTGCCTTTCCTTTGCTACCCGCAAAGGATTTCTGCGCTGTCCATCTCCCGGCGGCAAGGTATACGGCGGATTATGTGCTGGAATATGCCGACGGAACGGTGGAAGTGGTGGAAATTAAGTCAAAATTCACCCGGCGGGCGCAGAGGGACTACATCTACCGCCGCAGGCTGTTTGTTGACCTGATTGCAGAGCCGCGGGGCTATGTGTTCCGGGAAATCATCACCCCGGACACGAAAAACGAGATCAAAGAATGGAAACGTCTGGCTGAACAGGCGGGAAAGGAATCATCATGGGAAAAAGCAGAGCAAGAGTGCCGTCGTACTACCGGCAGAGCATCCAGAATGCTGTAAATCGGCAGATCAACCTTGGCCGCACCAAAACGGCGGCATCACTGAACCGGGAGGCTATCGGGCAGGTCGTGTCATACTGCTTTGTGGCAGCGGCACACGACATTCTGGATTTTGATGCAGGAAAGGCGGCTGTGCTGACCGTCAAGATGAACAATGCGGCGGAACGGTACACGCTGGATCGGGACAAACGAGGGGCGCGGAAAGCCCGCATTGCGTTGGAAGATCGCACCACGCCGCTGATGGTTGAGCGGTTCTTACTCCCGGCGGGCAAGCTGGGCAAGACGGCCAATGAGCGGGAAATCCTTGCCGAACGCCGGGATGCTGCCGACATGGTGGCCCGGTATTGCGTGGAAGCCCTGCACGACATGAGCTATACCGTGGAGCAGATTGCCGCTGTCATGCAGGAGACCTGCTCAAACTTCGAGCAGTTCCTTGGGTGGTCCGAAGATGGAGAGATGGTGGCTTACGAGAAGCTGCGCCGTGTGGTGGAGGACATCTACGGCGTGGGGGCTATGGTTGAGCGGGTGAACGGGCAAGGCCCCATCTTCGGCAGCGAGTTTTAATTTTTCGGGAGGCAGAGCATGAAGACACACGAGGCGGAAGCAATTTTGAAATACTGCGCAGATATTCCCCGTCGGCTTACGATCATCCGCCGCCAGTGTGCCACTCTGGACGACGAAGTAGACACGCTGAAAGGCATCAACATGGACGGTATGCCCGGCGGCGGGCTGCCCGGTGACAGCACCGCGGCGATGGCTTGCAAGATGGATGAACTGGGCATCGGTGACAGGTTGAGAAGTCTGGAACGTCAGCAAGCCCTTTTGAAGTCCGATGAAGCTCTGATCCGAGGACAAATTGACCGACTGGACAGTGTCCACAATCTGATCCTGACAGAATACTACATCGGCCACAAAAAATGGGCAGAAGTGCAGGTCGATGCAGGGTACAGCATCCAGCATTTGAAACGGCTTCGGAACGTCGCTTTGCTGGCCTTTGGCCGGGGCATGGAGCGGCTGCCCGAGTGCCCTGCCTTATTATCACGCGCGTATAACGTGCGCGAGACCCTGCCCCGGGCTGACGCATGGGTTGAAGGTGATATTCTCTTATAGGGAAGATCGACCGTCAGAGCCTCACGCAAACGAGCTTCCGCAAATTGTGTCCACCCGGCGCAGAAAAACAAACACGACTACCCGGAAATGTGGAAAAGTTGGCAAGAAATACCCGGCGGGCTGTGCGGCCTGCCGGGTATTGTAGAATCTGAGATTTTGGAGGGCAAAAGCTATGGGCATACATTGCACGGGAATACGGATGGTTCCAACAAGGGCGGCAGGCTACCCCCATCGGGCGAATGGGGATGAAAGGACACTGCGAGAATCAGAGGCAGAACTTGTGAACATGGTTCTCAAGGAAAATCGGCAAGCCCGTCCAAAATGGGCACGAGAAGAAGATGAACTCTGCAAATTTGTTAAAATCGACGACCAAGGAAGCATCGAACTGATTTCGGCCATCGGTAAGGGGGTCCGTTTCAGGAACAGGGAGAGCGTGAAGAACGTTCTTGAATTTGTCGAAAAGCTGTTCGATGAAATGCAGGAGGGCGACAATGAGAATCAAAATTGAGATCAGTGGAATCGGATTGCGTGAACACGTTGCAAAAATCATTGCAAGACAAATCGTGAAAACAGGGATAAAAGAAAAACAAAAGTGGTATAACGAAGAAGCTATCCAGTGCGAGTTGAATAACATGGGCACCATCAAGCTGGTTAAGTGCTGGATAAGAAATGTTTGGCCGCTTCCACAGCTACACTCTTTGCAATCTCGACTATTACATCTGCACTGAAAGAACCGGCTTTTTTAGCAACGCTTTTGACCTTTGCCCAGTTTGTGTCTGCTCGGATATTCTCAAGAAAGCTATGTCCGGCAGGGGTCAATTCCCGGATGTTGACACGGTACTGTTCAGGGTGAGAACCGGGGCAAAGAGTGATAAGCCCAGCTTCGGCGCAGTATTTCACGGAATAAAGAATATCATCATTGTCGAATTTAGCTTCAAGCTCAACTTGATAAGTGGGCGGATCAATGGGTTCTTCACCAAGCATATCAAGAATATCAGCCCGTGCATAACGAATAAAGTAGCAGTAGTGGTCAAAATCTGTGTGTTCTTCAACGCAGAGCATAACAGCCCGCACACAATCCATGCTCAGCTTCATACAAATCCATCCTTTCAACACCATAAGCCCGTCGGGTCATCGACCCGGCGGGCTTTTTTGATTTCGTGATTACTTTTCGTTCGGATTCTCAGGATCAGGCGGGGCGTTGCGCTTGAGGATGATCTGCGGAGCATCGGGGGCGGATCCCTGCTCTTTGGCGTACCGGGCGATTTCATCCGGCAGCCCGACGGGGAAACCGTTTTCGTCAAGTGGTCCATCGTACCCGGTGAAGTCCACGATATGCACGGCGGGCGGCTCGGGGATCGTTTTGTAGTATCTGCCGTCCTCGTAGTTCTGATCTGTGACCCGGTTCCAATAGCCAATGTCGCCGTGCTGCTCCTGGGCGGCAACCATAGCGTCATAGGCTTGTTCCTCGGTCAATCCGTCGAACAGGAGCCGGGAACCATCGGCAAAGGCGGCAACCAGCCGCCAAGGGGCGAAAAACTCTGCGTCATTCACAGAAATGCCTCCATTTCGGTAGTTAAGCCCTCAAATTGTAGGTTTTGTATCAAAAAGGCGGGTTAAATATGCGGAAATGGCATCCTTATCCGCCAATGTGCATTTTTTGCACATTTCATTTTGTGGGGATGTACCCATGCAGGCAGCGGTTGCAGCCGTATTTCGTGAGGGCGGCAGCCACACGATCTTCCGGGAAGTAAAACACAAGTTCGTTTTCGTTGGGGAGACCTGCCCCGGCGGGATATTCAAGCCCAGTGTACCAGTCTGTTTCCATCTCATACTTGCGGCGCAGATACTTGTAAACGTCCCGCTGGGCCTTGTCAAACACCTCCACGAAGGAGAAGGATGCACACGGCGGCAGTTCGTTTGCCAGCATGGGCACGTTTTCGGCAATCCACTCCACGATTTTGGCTTTGGCTGCGCTGCGGCGGGGTTTGTCCTCCCGGCGGATGGCATCAAGGAGAATGAGTAGGTTCGGTTTCGAGAGGTCGGAAAGCACCTCGGCCAGCGGATAGGGATTTTCGTGGATCAGCGGCGACGTGCGCAGCTCTTCGGAAACGTCGAGATCGTAGCAGATAACGGCCCGCTGGCGGTCGTCTACCCGCTCACTGGTGTAGTACAGCATATTCTCGACGTGCTTTTGCGCAGCCTCAGAAAGCTGCTCCACAAGGGCAATGCTGTCCTCAAAGCTGATCTGTGCTTCGTTCCGTTCGCCGCTGCTCCTGCCCGTCTTATAGTCCAGAGGGATGATCCCAAGCTCCATAGCAAGGCGATAGACGTGCTTGCAGGGCTTTTTCCGTTTTACAAAATCGTTGCAGGTGCAGGCGGCAAGGCTGGTCTGATAGGGCAGCTTGCCGGAGCCGTAGAAAACCCCGGTTTTGTGTTCCCGGTCAATGCTGGTGGGGCTGGTCTTGCTCTGCTGGGCACTGTTCAGCCGCTTTTCTTCGTCGGGTCCGGCGTTCTGTTCAGGCCAAGGGCCAAATGCAGGAATCGTATACATGAGAATACCTCCTTGTCGGTTTTTGTTACTGGATTTCGTTACAACCATGATAGGGCAAAACGCAAAGAAAAGCAATAAAACGCAAGAAAGATTTCGTGTGGAATCCCACAAAATCCCCGGCGGGTGGCCGGGGCGCAGAAATCAGGCAAAGCGGATGGTGTTTCGTGCCATGCGGCCGCGCAGGGCGGAGATCGTCAGACTGCCGCAGGCGTTATCCCATCCACCCCCGGCGGCGGGAATGTAGGGATACAGGGCGCGCGGGTCGTTGGAATCCGGGTCAACGAGATGGTGGACGCGCCCGGTTTCATCGTCCGTGTAAACGTCCCATCCTGCAATGCTGTGGCGGGTATAGGTTTTCATACGCGAATCCTTCCTTTCGTGTTTCGTGCTGGGCGGCGGCTCAGGCTTCGGTGAAGTGGGAGACGGTGCGGCGGGAGAGGGCAAAGGCGATGGCGGGCACATCGTCCTGGGTATCACTAACGGCCTTGATCGCTTCGGCAATGCGGGCCAGATCGTCCACCGTGATGCCGCCCGGCTTGCGGCTGCTCTCGGCTGCATCGTTCAAGATGCGGTCGTATTCTTCGCAATCGCAGCAGGTGCAGTAGTCGTTGGCGATGCAGGCGTAACGTGCGCCCTCAGCGTCCAGAATGCGGGTCTCTTTCAGTTTCATTTCGTGACAGCTCCTTTTCGTATTTCGTGATACTCCCGGCGGGCTGCCGGGGTAGTGGGGCGGGGCTGCTTTACGGTGCTTGCCCTGCCAGAGTATCCGATTTCGTGTTATGCGTTGCCGTCGAGAACGTCCATCACCTGATGCGCGGCATACTTTCCGTTTGCGGTGAGCTGCCGCTGCCATGCGCTGTTGCGGGGAGACCAGCGGAAACCGTTCCGTTTCAGCAGTTCGCGGGTCTCGTCATCGGGCTTGCCGTCAAAGATCAGCTGTACCCGCATAGCCTCGGTATCTTCACGGTAGGTGTAGCCGCTGCGCTCTTCTTCCACCGGGGCGGCGGCTTTGGCGGCTTCCAATTTCGTGATCCGCTCCTTTACCCGTTTGATGTTGGCGTTGCTGTTGCTGAGGGCGTAGGTCGGGAAGGGCTTGCCGTGGAACTGCAGCGGGGATCCGTCGCTGTTCCGCCCGCCTGCGGGGTAGACCTTCGGTTTCGTGATCCATGCCATAGTGTCGGCAGGGATGCCCTCGAAACCGTCCAGCGTTTTGTTTTTGCGGTAGTAGGCATTGGCGGAAACCATCATTTCGTGCCCGGCTTCCAGCCCGGCCAGCTTCTCCCGCAGATAGTCCAGCACCTCGGGGTCATTGCTCTTGACGGTGAGGGTGTGGGCGGTCTTGAGCAGATCGAGATAGTGTTCCGCCTTGCGGAAGGTTTCGTGATTGGCTTCCCATGCTTTGACCTGCTTCTCCTTCTTCCGGGTCGGGAAGTTGCCAGCCCCGCAGATCATCACCGACGGGCAGCGGGTGCCGATCTCGTTGTCCCGGTTGATGGCCTCGGCCAGCGTCCTGGCGTAGCGGTCAAACAAATACTCGGCGTGTTCCTTCTGGGCCTCGGTGCTGCACAGGGCCTTGACCCGTTCCAGGATGGCGGCGGCCTCGGCAACGTCGGCGTTATAGCCGGCGGTTGCGCTGCCCTTCTCGTAGTCGTTGAAGGATCGCATTTCGTGAGAGAGGCGGGCGGTGGATTCGTTGATGGTGTAAGTACGCATTTCGTGTATCTCCTTTTCGTGTTGGATTTCGTGGTGACCCTTTGCGGGCTGGGGCTGGGCTGCTTTGGACGGTGCAGCCCTGCCAGAGTATCCGGCGCAGATCAGATGATCCATTCGGCGCTGTTGTAGTCGGCGGCGTTCTGGACGATGAACGCATACAAGGCGCGGGAGGTAGCGGAAAGCGCTTTCAAAACGGGGCTGTTCCGGGTCGCGTCCTCGTTGCACTGGTAGATGAAACTGTCCAGCAGCTTGGTGAAGGCGTAAAAATCGCTGTCCACGTTGTAGCGGCCGTTATCCCATGGGAGCAAGTGGAGCAGACGCGGGAAGGTCTGTGGCATGGTGGGAAGCTCACTGATGTTGTCGGGCTCCACGTTGTACCGGCCTTCATAGGCGGCTTCATTCAGCTTGAAGAGGACAGCGTAAACCTTGCGGTCGTCCACAAGGAAGTCATGCGGATACCGGCAGGCGCTCAAAGCGTCGTACAGTTCCGGCAGTTCGTGGGATGCGGCAAGGCGGCACATACCGCCGGCCCCGTTGAGGATGAACGTCAGACCGTGAGCAACGGCGGCGACGTGCTTTTCAGAGAGTTGAATACAAGACATGGTAAAACCTCTTTTCGTGTTTCGTGATAGCTCCCGGCGGGCTGCCGGGGCAGTGGGGCGGGGCTGCTTTGGGCGGTGCAACCCTGCTAGAGCGTCCGGGGAAGGTCAGGCGGTGTACAGGTAGCCGCGGCGGGCACAGATGATGGTGATCCGGGCGGCGGCGATCTGCTGTTGAAGTTCCGCGGCCTTGCTGGGGTTGTAATGAATCTCGCGGCGCAGGGTCTGGATCTTCCACCGTGCGGGGAGTTCCACGTTGATCTGCTCGAAGATGTTGTTAAACTTTTTCATGGTTCGTTCTCCTTTTCGTTCAGGCCACGGCATCCGCGGCGGTGTAGTTGTATGGAATCTCGTCGGCAACTCCGGCGGCAGTGTCCCGGTCGGCGTGGTAAAACGTGACCTGCCAGCCGCCCGGGGTGCGGGTGCTGGGGGCTACGATGATCTGCCGCCCCGGGGCAATGTACCGGGTGACGGTGTACCGCTTGACTTGTTCGCAGATGGCGGCGATCCGGGCGGCTTGCGTGGTGGCAAACTCGCAGGTGTCGCAGATGTCCAGGTCTAACAGTTCGTCCGGGTCGCCGGTGACGATGGGCAGCGGATCGAGCTTGATTTCGTGCATGGTCTGCATCTCCTTTTCGTGATATGCCCCCGGCGGGGTGCCGGGGCAAGTGGGGCGGGGCCGCTTTGAGCGGTGCGGCCCTGCTGGGGTGTCCGGGATTGTGTTTAGGCATTCTGTGCGGCGGCGACCATTGCGGCGCAGTTCTTCAGGCGGTCGCTGGGGGCCTTCTCCGTCTTTGCTACGGATTCGAGAAGTTCAAAAGCTGCGGCTTTGGCGGCGTTCCGGCTGTTTTTGCCGGGGCCGATGCTGACACCGTAGGCGGGGTGAACGGCGTACCAGATCGTGGCCTTGCCCAGGTGAAGGGCGTAGTAATTGAAAACGCCGTCGGTGTAGCCGTCCCGCTTCTCTGCGTGGTTGGTGGGATTCTGCGGAGTGGTGCAGATAGCGTAAAAGCTGCATTTCTTCCAGCCGCCCGGCTTCTTGTCCGTCACGCTGGCGGGGATGATCTCCGGGGTGGGCTTGCTGGCGGGCTGTTCTGCTGCTGCCTTTGCTGCGGCTTCCTTGGCGGCCTTGCGTTCGGCTGCCAGCTTCTTGTTGTAGGCGATGATCTCAGCGGTGGAGCTGAACCGGGCAGCGGGGGCGGGCTTGCTGTCCTGCACCTGCAGGCAGCTGAACAGGTGGGATTTTGTCGGGTAGTAATGCGGATCGGGGGCAGCTTCCTTGCCTTCGGCCTCTGCCGCTTCCCGCTGGGCCTTGCTGGGCTTCGTGGTGTACTTCCACAAGTAGCATTCAATCAAGGCCTTTTCGTGGAGCTTGACGCTCTTGCCTTCCTTCTTCCAGTAGTCGAAGGTGTGCAGCTCGCTGGCTGCCAACATGATCTCCGCGTCGTGGGTGGTGCCGGGGTGCTGGGTGCCGTCGTCCTCAGTCACGGTGATCTGAGCGGCCAGGGCTTCGATCTGGGCGGCGGTGTGGTGTGCGGTGGCGATGGTGTGCAGGGTGGCGGGGGCCAGCTTTGCGGCCTCGTTCTGGATGATCTGATTATTGCTTATGCCTTTCATGGTACTTGCTCCTTTTCGTGTTGTGGTTGGCGTTCGGGATGATCTCCCGGCGGCTGCCGGGGTAGTGGGGCGGGGTCGCTTTACGGTGCGGCCCTGCTAAGGTGTCCGGCGGGGGTCAATCGTCGATGGAGCAGCAGCTCCAAAAGACATCTTCCACGGTGTCGTCGCTGAAATCGTCCGGGGTTCCGCTGGCATTCACAACCAGCTGGACCCGGTCGAAGATGCGCAGATCGGTTTCGGCATCCACCAGAAAATACCAGTCGTCGCCGTCCTTCAGGTCGCTGCACCAAACTTGCACCCGGTCGCCGTAGGCGTACAGCCCGCGCACCTCAGCCGGGGCGATGTACCGCCCCAGAGGGCCGACGGTGTAGGGGCAGGCGGCTGCAGCGGTGGGGGCCAGCAGCCCGGCGGCAAGTGCCAGAGCAGCGGCGGCGGTTGCGATCTTCTTTGAAATTCTCATGGTTCAAATCTCCTTTTGCTTTTCAGGTTTGCCCCGGCGGGCTGCCGGGGTAGTGGGGCGGGGCCGCTTTGAGCGGTGCGGCCCCGCTGGGGTATCCGCTTGACTATCACCCCCGATCTGTGGTAAACTGGCTTACAAGATGGACGTTCGGAAATTCATCTTGCAAGCCTGTCACCTGCTCAGTGGGTGGCGGGCTTTCTTTTTGCCCACTGTTCGAGCAGTTCCGCCCAAATCCGCCGCTTGACGGATTCGGGGAGCTTGAAAAAATTTGCGCTCATGTGTCGGTTCTCCTTTCGGCTTACTCGCAACCGCTCCGGCTTGTTGTCCGGCTCGCTTGCTGTGGCTGCATAGTAGCACGGTTGAATGCCGATTGTCAAGCATTCAACCGTGCTTTCTCCGTTTTGCACAAATCGGCACGGTTGAAGTTTGTGCAAATTGCACGGTTGAATGTTTTGGCTCGGTGTGGTATTTTAATTAAAAATAAACAGGGGTAATAATATGGCGATAACAGAAGCAAAAAAACGAAACAACGCAAATTATACGGCAAAATGCGATTATATCAACGTGCGCCCGCTGAAAGCAGAGGGCGCAGCGATTCGCGCGGCTGCTGAGGCAAGCGGAAAGAGTTTGCAAAAATATATTCTTGAGGCAGTCCGCGCCCGGATGGAGCAAGAGGGGCACGAATGGCCGGAACACAACACCAAAGCCGGGGAAGAAGGGGGCTAAGGGGGGATAATAGGGCGGCATAGAACCTAGTTCACCGTTACCGATGGGGCGATATGCCGTTAAGTGAAGAATCTGACCCCTTCGCCCGGCGGCATTTTGCCGGATCATCCGGCGGCGAAACTGTGCCGCCCTGGAACGGTGCCAGCGGGACCCGTGCCCGGTGCCCCGTGCGGGTGGATCAGGTGCAGCCGGAACCAGTGCCCGACGGCCAAGGCCCCGATCAGCACCGGGAAGGACCCGCCCCGCCTCGATCAACAGCAGAAACGAAAAAGCCAGAGTGAACGGCCTACGCCGCCCGCCCTGGCTTTTCTTCTGCCCACGGCCCGCCCCGATCAGCACCGCCGCCGCCCCAATCAGCACCGGGAAGGGCCGCGCCGCCAACGGTGACGACCTACCCGATCTGCCCGATCTGGGCGGTGTCGGCCCGCCCGATGAGCAGCGGACCGCCCGCCCGATCACCTGCCCGGGCTGCTCCTTCCAGCCGGACACCGCCGCCCTGATGACCCCGCCGCCCTGCTGCCCGCACCCCTGCCAGACATACCGACAACGCCAGCCGCCAGCCAGCACCCCGCCGCCAGCCCAACGCCGGAGGGGTCAGATTCTCCACCTAACGGGATATGGCTTTAGGCTTAGGGCTTAGACCTAGAGGGCTAGAACTCGCCTTATCTATCCCCCTGCCCCCTTCCTTCTCCGGCCTGGCCTCGGCCCTCTCCGGCACCGCGGCCGCCCCGATGAGCAAGGTACTGCCCCCCCGGGGCGGGGCGAATGCGGGTTCCGAAGCCCCAAAATATTTCTAGGTGCAAAATTTTTTGAAGGGGTTCCGCGTTTTGGCCCCCGAAAAAGGGGGTACAAGTCAAAAAAATGTAAGCCCGTGGCGGACATGGCGGTAACGTCACCGGGATGGTGCCCGCTTACAATTTGTAAGCAACTCACGTTTTGCCGGTGCCAACAAATCATTCCGGTGTGATCTTGTTGAGGTCAACAAAATCGGGATAGACCATCTTGCCGGGGCTGGCAAAATGGTGGCTATGTCATAAAGTGTTTACATTTGAAAGCCCCAACCGGCAAAAGATAAGACGTTATAAGACGGTTTTGGTGCTATACTTAGTACAGTGGAATTATGGAGAGAGGCCCCACGGCGGCGAACCGAGGGGCCTTTTTCATACACTGTTGCTTACAAGTTGTAAGCGACCCGAAGAAATGCCGCAGGACCGGCGGCGAAACTGAATGCTCTGCCTGGATGATTTGCCAGACGGGGCATTTTTTATTGGAGGAAAACCAAATGGCAAGGCGAAGCGATGAGCGCGATGCCGCCCGCGCTGAGTACATTGCCCGGATGGAGAAAGACGGAGAAGCGAATCTTCGGCAGCTGGCGGACGATCTCCATCTTAAATATGATACGGTCCGCCGCTGGAAGGCAAAGGACGGGTGGGGCCCGCCCGCACCCCGGAAGCCCGGCGGACAGCCGGGAAACAAAAACGCCGTGGGCAACCCCGGCGGCGGGGCACCTGTCGGGAATGAGAATGCAATGAAGGATGGAGCCTATGCGACCATCTTCTTTGACAAGCTCACCCCGGAAGAAAAACAGATCGTAGAGAATGCGCCCCGGAACAGCACCGAGCTGACTTCCCACGAAATCGGTGTACTGCTGCTCCGGGAAAAGTACATTCTGGACAAGATCAAAGAGTATCAGGCTTTACCGCCTGACCAGATGATTACATCCAGCGTCATGGATATGCGAGTACCCGGCGGACGTGGCAAGCGGAAGCGGGACGGCGCAAACCAGCAGATCGGTATGTATCAGAAGGAGACCCCGGCACAGCGTATCTTGCAGTTGCAGGAAGCCTTGAACAAAATTCATGGCCGCATCCTGTCTGCGGCAGCCCAGATGCAGAAAAACGAAATGGACAAGCTGCACCTGGAAACCGAACAGCAGCGGCTTGAACTGCTGCGCATCCGGGCGACCGGCGAGATCGGAGAACCGGGGGACGGTGACAAAGATGCTGTACACGAGTAAGGCCGTTGGCGAATGGCTGGGTATCACTGACCGTCAGGTGCGGAACCTGCGGGATCAGGGCGTGCTGTCCGAAGTCCGGCCCGGTGTCTTTGACATGAAGGTCTGCGTCCGGCAATACCTGAACTTCAAGATCGGCAACAAAGACGATCAAGCCCGTCTTGTTGCTGCCCGTGCCGAGCGGGAGGAAACCCGCGGCAAGATCGAGAAAATGCGGATGGAGGAAGCCCAAGGCAACCTGCACCGCACCGAGGACGTAGAACGCGCCCTGAAAACCATCTTTGCAAATTTCAAGAACCGGCTGGAAACCATCCCGACAAAGTATGCAAATACTATGGCCCAGCTGACCGACCCGGCGGAAGCCCACGACATTCTGCAAAAAGCAGTGCAGGAAGCACTTGTGGAATTGAGTGACCCCGAAATTGCGCTGGCAGCACCAGCGGGGGAGGAACCCGAAGATGAGCAGGAAGAATAAATGCCGGGGTTGTGTCTGGGGAACCCGGCTGAATGAGATTCAGCAGTTCTGCCCGTTCGGCGGCTGCGTGAAGAAAGGCGGCGGCAGCAATGGCGATGATCCACCTGGAACCGCAGACTGCACAGATGTTCAGCCGAGCGCTGGGTGCGCTGAAGCCGCCCCCGAACCTGACCCTTAGTCAGTGGGCAGATAACTACCGCCGCTTGTCGGCGGAAGCATCCGCAGCGCAGGGCCGCTGGAATACGGACAATGCACCCTTTCAGCGGGAGATCATGGATGCCATCGGGGATGTTCACATCCGCAAGGTGGTAGCCATGATGTGCGCCCAGTCCGGCAAGACCGACGGCCTGATCCTGAATACCATCGGGTACTACATGAGCTACTACCCGGCCCCTATCATGATCGTGCAGCCTACGGTGAACCTGGGCGAGAGCTTCAGCAAAGACCGTCTGGCTACCATGATCCGGGACACTCCGGTGCTTCGGGGCCTTGTGGATAACAAGAGCCGCTACTCCGGCAACACGATCATGAAAAAGAACTTCGCCGGTGGTCAACTGACCATCGTTGGCGCAAACGCCCCGACCGATCTGCGCGGCCGCCCCATCAAGGTGCTGCTGGCGGACGAGGTGGACGCTTACAAAGCCAGCGCCGGCAAAGAAGGCGACCCGGTCATGCTGGCCGAGCAGCGTCAAACGACCTACTGGGATTACAAGACGGTGCTGGTATCGACCCCCACCGACAAAAACAACAGCCGCATTTTGGACGAGTTCAACGCATCCACCCAAGAGGAATGGACGGTGCCTTGCCCGAACTGCGGCTTTTATCAGCCCTTTGTTTGGGACAACATGGTATTCGATAAAGACAAGTGGCCGGAAGGCGGCGTGCAATACCGCTGCGCCGAGTGCGGCTGCCTTGACAACGAATACCGCTGGAAGAAGAACAGCCTGAAAGGCAAGTGGCACGCAGAGCACCCGGAACGGGCGGTGCGGGGCTTCCACATGAACAAGATAGGCTCGACCCTCTGCGGGTGGGACAAGATCGTGGAGGACTTTATTGCCGCTGACCTGGATGCACAGCGCGGCGATTACGAGAAGATGCAGGTCTTTGTGAACACCGACCTGGGCTTGCCGTGGGAGGAACCGGGCGAAGCGGTGGAGGCAAACAACCTGCTGGACCGCCGCGAGTTCTACGAGGCCGAAGTCCCGGACGGCGTAGTGTACCTGACGGCTGGTGTCGATACCCAGGATAACCGCTTCGAGGCCGAAGTGGTGGGCTGGGGTATCGGCAGAGAAAGCTGGGGCATCCGGTACCAACGCATCTACGGCGACCTGAAACGCGGTCAGGTGTGGGCAGACCTGGACGAGTTCCTTTCCCGTACATGGAAAAAGAAAGACGGCACGGAACTGTCCCTGCGGTCTGTCTGCATGGACAGTGGCGGCCACTTCCCGGATCAGGTCATCCGGTTTTGCAAAGAACGGGAGGAACGGCATATCTGGGCCATCAAAGGCCGCGGCGGCATGGACGTACCCTACCTGCGCAACCCCACTCAGAACAACCGCGTCAAGGGCGAACTGTTCACCTTGGGCGTTGACACCGGCAAGAACCACGTCCTTGCCCGGCTGAAAGTGCTTATCAAAGGCCCAAACTACTGCCACTTCCCGGCGGCAGAAGATGCCGGGTATGACGAAAATTATTTCAAGATGCTTACTGCGGAACACAAGGTCACACGCTGGAAGTCTGGCCGCAAAGTGGAACGGTGGGAGCTGAAGGATCCGGCGCAGAAACGTAACGAAGCATTTGACGTGCGGAACTACGCGACGGCTGCGCTGGAAATCAGCAACCCGTCCGGTCTGGAAATCCCCGGTGAGGATGCACAGCGTCCTGCACAACAGCGCCAGTACCGCAGAAGGAGATCGGGAGGTATCTAACCAATGCCTGTTATTTCAAAAGAGACCGCCCAGCGGCACCTTGATATGTGGCTGGAAGCTGAGGCTGCCGTATCGACCGGGCAGAGCTACCAGATCGAGCAGATGGTCTTGACCCGCGCCAGCCTGAAACAGATCCGGGAAAGCATTGCTTTCTGGGAAAAGAAAGTGGCTGAAGCGGAAGCGGAGGAAAGGGGCCGGGGCAGAAACCGGATCTACCACTTCTCTCCGCATGACGTGTAAGGAAGGTGGAGCACATGGCGAATTTCCTTGATAAGGCCATTGCGGCAATCTCCCCCGAAAAGGGGTATCGCCGCGCTGTGGCCCGCACGGCGCTGTCTGTCATAAACAACGGTACCGGCTACGGAAACTATGGAGCTTCGCACACATCCCGCTCTATGCGGAGCTGGCACGTTGGCGGCGGCAGTGCAAAAGAGGACATCGAGGACAATCTGGAAACACTGCGCAAGCGGAGCCGGGATGCTTACATGGGTATCCCACTGGCAGCCGGCGCAATCAAGACCCTGCGCACTAATGTGGTGGGGAGCGGCCTTGTGCCGACACCCCAGGTCGATGCGGACTATCTGCACCTGACCGAGGAACAGGCTGACCATTTGCAGGCGGAAATTTCCCGCGAGTTCAGCTTGTGGGCGGATAGTGCGGCCTGCGATGCAAGCGGCATGGATAACTTCTGGCGGCTGCAAACACTGGCATTCACCAGCTTCCTGATGAACGGTGACGTATTTGCAGCAGTGCAGTTCAAAGAACGTGGGAACTGGCCGTATGCCTTGCAGCTCCGGTTGATCGAGGCTGACCAGGTGTGCAGTCCTGACCGCACAGACAGAATGAATCCCTGCAAGGTGGACGGTATCAATGTGCACCAGATCGTTCAGGGCGTGGAAACGGACAAAGACGGCGCAGTCATTGCCTACTGGGTAGCCAGCAGGCACCCGCTGGCCTATGATAATCCGCTGCCCCTGACATGGACGCGGGTAGAAGCCCGCGACAAAGAAACGGGAGAACCGAACATCCTGTGCGTCACCCAGAGGGAACGCGCCGGGCAGCGGCGCGGCGTTCCCCTGCTGGCACCGGTACTGCCCACGATGAAGCAGATGGGCAGATATACGGATGCAGAGTTGGCCGCGGCCATCGTAGCATCCTCCATTACACTGTTCATCAAACATGATAACCCGGTCAGCGGAGCGCCATTTGGTGAGGATCCGCCCGACAAGGCAGAGGATCCGAACACTCCGCCTGATGAACTGGCAATCAACCTTGCGCCGTCTGCGGTGTTTGACCTTGCGCCCGGCGAAACACCGGACACGTTTGACCCGAAACATCCGACCACGACATATGACGGCTTTATGTCAGCTATGTCCAACCAGGTGGCGACGGGTATTGAAGTGCCAAGCGAGGTGCTTTATAAGAAGTTCAGCTCCAACTACTCCGCAAGCCGCGGTTCTCTGAACGAGTTTTGGAGAACGTGCGATGTGATGCGGGACAGCTTTGCGGCGGACTTCTGCCAGCCGACCTACGAAAAGTGGTTTGCCGAAGCGGTAGCCCGTGGACGTATCCATGCGCCGGGCTTCTTCGATGATCCGGCCGTTGCAAAAGCCTATATGGCCTGTAACTGGAACGGCCCGGCACGCACCAATCTGGATGCGAAGAAAGAAATCGAGGCGGCTATCCTGCGCATGGAACAGGGCATTTCCACTGCCGAGCAGGAAACGGCGCAGATGACCGGCGGAAGCTGGCGGGCCAATATGAGGCAGCGCAAAAGTGAGATGGAAAAAATGAAGGAGGTAGGCTGCAATGGGCAAAGCCAATTCCCAGACGAACCCCAAGTCAACGAATAATAAGTTCTGGCAGTTCCGCAATCTGGCCGACGATGACCAGAAGGCGGAACTGCTGCTTTATGGCGATATTTCTGAGCGCAGCTGGTGGGAGGATGCAGCGACCCCGAAACGGTTTGCGGATGATCTTGCTGCCCTGGGCGATGTGAAAGAAATCACCGTATACATCAACTCCGGTGGTGGTGACGTTTTTGCGGCCCAGGCCATTGGCAATATGCTGGAACGCAATGCCGCTACCGTGACCGCCCACATTGACGGGCTGTGCGCAAGCGCCGCCACCATCGTTGCCTGCCATGCGGACAAAGTTGTGGCAGCGGCAGACGGCAGCTACATGGTTCATCCGGTCAGCATGGGCGTTTGCGACTACCTGACCGCAGAGGACATGAAGAACTGTCTGAAAGCACTTGAAACCATCCGCAGCAGCATCATTACTCTGTACGCCAAGAAGTCCGGTAAAACTGAGGATGAATGTGCCAAGTGGATGGATGAAACAAACTGGTGGACGGCAACGGAAGCCCAAGAAAAAGGCTTCGTAGACGAGGTGGATGACGATGCAGAAGATTCCGTTGTGGAGAATCGCAATGGTGTTCTGTTCGTCAACAGCATCAGCATGAACACCCCGTTCAACGAAGCACCCAATTTTGTCAGAAGCCGGGTGACGGACAATACCGCGACCCGGACTGAAAATATGAACCCGGCGGAAAAGCCGGAACGCAATGACCATGGGGAGGTAAAAAACATGGACATCAAGACCACGGATGATCTCCGCAAGGCGTACCCGGATCTGGTAGCCACCATCGAGAATGAGGCTATCACTGCCGAGCGCACCCGCATTCAGGAGATCGAGAACGCAACTCTGCCCGGCGCGGAAGATCAGGCCAACGAGGCGAAGTTTACGAAGCCTGTTGATTCTGCGTCCTTTGCAAAGGCTGTCATTGCCAGCATGAAGGCAAAACAGCAGGAGCAGAGCAAGAACTATCTGAATAGTGCAAAGGCGGCTGCGGAGAACTCGAACGCCAACAGCATCGACAACACGCCGCCTGCAAACCCTGAAGCCGAAGATGAGGAAAGCAAGGCATTTATGAATGCAATCCGCAAGGCTAACGGCGTGAAGTAAGGAGGATGGAACTATGATCATGGATCTTGCAAGAAAAGATTTCAGCACGGCCCCGGAATATTTCATTGCCGGAACCGACATCGGCATCGCAAAGGCCACCAAGACGGCCAGTGCGGCGGTCGAGGCGCACGCCCCTGTTCTGATCGAGGGCGGCAAAGTGAAGCCGGTTGCAGATGCAGCCGGTGCAGGTCAGGCGGTTCTTACCGGCCTGTATGGTATTACCGCTGACAGTGCAGAGGCAGACAAAGAAGTGCCGATTTATCTGACCGGTGAGTTTTTCGCTGCTGGCCTTGTGCTGCCGAAGAACGTGAGCGTAGACGACGTTGAAGTTCCTCTGCGCAATCTTGGTATTTTCCTGAAGTAAGGAGGACAACATTTATGGCTAATGAAGTAAGCATTTATGAGCCTCGGCACCTGATCGAGGTTGTTCGCACCACCCCGCCGATCCGCACGTTTCTGCGGGATCGCTTTTTCTCCAACGTGAAAACCTTCCCGACCCGCCGCGTTGACATTGATATTGTCAAGGGCAATCGCAAGATGGCTGCATTCATCCATCCGCTGGTTGGCGGCGAGATCGTGCAGAGCGAGGGCTACGAGACCAAATCCTATGCACCGCCCCTTATCAACCCGGCGACCATCAGCACGGCAGACCAGTACATGGAACGCCTGCCCGGTGAAGATCTGTTCTCTGGCCGCACCCCGGCAGACCGTGCAGCAGAAAAGCTGATCGAGGAATACAACCAGCTGAACGACATGACCACCCGCCGCGAAGAGTGGATGGCCGCACAGGTGCTTACCACCGGCAAGCTGAAGGTCAAGGGCAAGGGCGTGGATGAAGTCATCGACTTCGGCTTTGGCAACAAGATCACTCTTGAAGGCACGAAGCAGTGGGGCAAGTCCGCCGCTGACCCCTGGGGCAATCTGCGCGACTGGAAGCAGCTGGTGAGCCGTAACGGCTTTGCCAACGCAGATATGGTCGTCATGGGCAAGGTTGCAGCCGACAATTTCATGGCTGACGGTAAGATTCTGGAACTGATGGACAAGCGCCGCTTCGACATCGGTTCCATGGCACCCAAAGAGCTGGAAGGTGGCCTGACCTATTACGGCCACCTGAACCTGCCCGGTGTGGACGTTTACGGCTACGACGAAGTTTATCTGGATGACGCGACCGGCGAGACCAAGCCGCTGATTCCCGATAACATGGTGCTGATGATCCCCAGCAACGCAAACTTCATGCGTGCCTACGGCCTGTGCAACTATCTGGATGATGGCGGCAACTGGCACAGCTTTGAGGGCGACCGTCTGCTGCGCACCTATGTGGAGCATCGTCCCGACCGTCGCTTCATTGAGCTTCAGAGCCACCCGCTGCTGATCCCTGATAAGGTAGATTCCTGGCTGGTGGCTGAGGTTTGCTGATATGCTGGACGTTGACCAGAATTACGGCGAACCGGACACCCCGAAGCCGCTCCCTACGTTCAAAGACTATGTGGCGCAGGATGTGGAAACGGTGTTCTTCAACCTGAACGAGTTTGCAGAAGAACGCTACATAGATGATAAGCAGATGCTTTGCATTACCCAACACCCCGGCGTGAATGAACGTGCGGCGCACTGGGAGGGCGGAGCAAAACAGTCCTTTGACCAGGGAATGTATAAGGCCGATCTGCTGCTGTTCGTGAAACAGAAAGACTACGGCCCGATGCCAAAGAACGGTAAGCAGATCACACTGGATAAGAAGCGGGACTACAAAATCAAGTCCTGCTCCCTGAAGGCGGGAGTTTACCGGATGGAATTGGAAAGGGTGAGGTAAGGTGGCATACTTCCATACCAACTACGACGCTTCCACCATGACGGTTTCCGTCAATGACGAAGAAGTGTCCCGTGCCCTTGGCGTGTTGTCGAACAAGACCCCGGCAGCGCTGAAAGTGGCGGTCAACACCACGGCCAGACAGACGCGAAAGCTGATGCTGACCGAGGTTAAGAACCGTTATGACCTCAACGCGGCTGGCAGGCGTATGATCGAAGATCTGCGTCAGCGGCAGAGAGCGACCAACCGCCACCCGACGGCTATCCTTGCCATCATGAAGAACGACCCCGGCGCATTCCGGGCAGACCTGGGCTATTTCAGAACCAGCCCCACAAAGCCCTTCATGGGTCCGTCTGTTCGCAATGCGCCGCCTGTTTTTCAGGCACACGTTCTGAAAGGCAGTCCGATGATTGGTCTGAGCGGAACCGGCGAAAGGAGCAAGGGCTTCCTGGTTCAGTTTAAGTCGAAGCACATCGGTATGGTACAGCGCCAGTTGGGCGTGCCAGCTGACAAAGACTATACCGAGAGTGGAAAAGAACGCTGGAAGCCGAACGAAAAGCTGGTCACGATGTCCAGCCCTTCCGGCTCTGCGATGCACCACACGGTGTGGGAAATGCAGGAAACGACCGTGGAGCAGATGCTTCAGGACAACACCGAACGGCGCATCCGGCAGCTGATCGCCAATGCAAAGCGAAAGGGCGTGATCTGATATGGCCGAGAAAATCACCGGTTATACCAGCGAAATGTGCCAGCAAGCCATGATGGACGAGCTGGAAGAACTGTTCCGGGGCATGATGTTCACCGGGCAGGAAGGGGAAAAGCCCCTCAGGATCTATAAGCAGTTTTTGCCTACCCAGACGGACAACGATGATGACATTGACACAAACGATGCCATGTACCCCTGCATCATCGTAATCGAATCGAGCGGCGAGGTCGATAATGACCATGATCCGCAGCTGGTTCTCATGCAGCTGGTTATTTGCAGCTATGACCGTGGAATTGATCGGCAGGGGTATGTGGAGACCGTGAACATCAAGGAAGCGATTATGCAGCACTTCAAGCGCAAGCCGGTTTTCGGTGGAGCGTTTGAGGTTGGCTATCCCAGAAAGTGGGAGCTTTCAGACGATGACATGGATCACTACTACTGGGGAATTGTGAATCTGATCTGCAAGACCCCGAACGCACTGAAAAATGAAGAAGTGGAGGCGTTGATTTAATATGGGCACTGAAAAGAAAGCAGCGGCAGAAGTTCAGGAAAATCAGACTGAACAGGCCGCAGCGCAGGTGCAGGCCCCCGTGGCATACTGCGGCCCGACTATCAAGGGTATCGCACCGCAGTACACGGTTTTCGTGGATGGCCTGCCCGACAAGCTGAAAGAAAAAGTGGAACAGGTGCCGCTTCTGAAGGCACTGATCGTTCCGCTGGACAAACTCGCTGAAATGCGGGTGAAACTGGAACAGGACGGCACCAGAGAAAATATTCTCTGCAACAAGGCTGCTGCCCTGATGAAGTAAGGAGGATATGACAGATGGCTATTTCGCATGGCTTTAACAAGACCGAAGCAGCGACCAGCGTCACCGCTCCGGTAACGGTCAACTCCGGCCTGCAGATCGTTGTGGGTACGGCCCCCGTTAATATGCTGGATGACCCGGAAGCAGCGGTGAACACGCCGCTGCTGGTGAATACCTTCAAAGAAGCCGCCGCCGCAGTGGGCTATTCCGACGATTTTGCAAAGTATACCCTGTGTGAGGCGGTGAGCGCCAGTTTTCAGGTGATGGGCATTTCCCCCATCGTCGTGGTCAACGTCCTGGATCCTGCGAATGCAAAGCACATCACTGAACTGTCCAACAAGACCGTTCAGGTGAATGACGGCATTGCAGAGATCGACGAGACCGGCATCCTGCTGAAAAAGCTGGTCGTGAAGAAGGAGCAGACCGTGCTCACGGCGGACGAGGACTATTCGGCCAGCTTCAACGACGACGGCACAGTGAGCATCGCCCTGGTCAACGGCGGCAAAGGCGACGGCGCAACGGCCCTGACCGTTTCCGGTTCCATTCTTGACCCGACCAAAATCACCGCTGCCGACATCGTGGGCGGCGTGAATGCGGCCACCGGCGCAGAGACCGGACTGGAAGTGGTAAGACAGGTGTTCCCCAAGCTGGGCATGGTTCCCGGCATTCTGCTGGCACCCCGCTTCTCCAAGGATCCCATGGTGTGCGCAGCGCTCCAGGCAAAGTGCCGCAAGATCAATGGCGTTTTCGATGCAGTGTGCTTTGTTGACATCGACAGTTCCGCTTCCGGTGCACGCAAGTACACCGACGTGGCAAACCAGAAGGTCAAGCAGGGCGCAACTTCTCGTGAAGCATATGGCCTGTGGCTGTACGGCAAGATCGGCAGCACCATCTACAGCGGCAGCTCTCTGGCCGCTGCTGCGGCAGTCTACAACGACAGCCTGTACAACGACACGCCTAATGCCAGCCCGTCCAATGTCAGCGTACCCATTTCCTCCGCCTGCCTGGAAGATGGCACCGAAGTCCTGATGGATCAGGAGCAGGGCAATGTGCTGAATGAGCAGGGCGTGGCGACCTTCATCCGCTCCGGCGACTTTGTTGTGTGGGGCAATGAGACCTGCTGCTACCCGAAAAACACCGACCCGAAGGACGCTTTCCTTTGTGTCCGCCGCTTCTTCAACCACTCCTGGACCAGCTTTGTTCTGGACAACATGAGCAAGCTGGATAAGCCCATGAACAAGAAGCGCCTTCAGTCCATCATCGACAGCGAGAACATGAAGGGCAGCGTCTATGTCTCTACCGAGGTATGCGCCAGCTACAGCATGAAGGCAGACCCCGACCGCAACACGACCGCTGAACTGGTTGCAGGCCACTACTCCTTCTATCAGTTCTGCACGCCGTTCCCGCCTTTTAAGCAGATCAACAACACCATGGAGTATGAGGCCGGCGCGCTGACCTCCGCTCTGTCTCTGTAAGCAGGAGGAATGACATATGGCTCTGAATATTTCCAGTGACCTGGTTCCCCAGGTCATCAATGACTACAATGCGTACACGGAAGATGACCTGCTCATTGGTCTGGCGGATGAAATCACCCTGCCCAAGATCAAGAACAAGACCACCTCCGTGTCCGGCATGGGCATTGCGGGCGAAGTCGATTCTCCCGTGCCCGGTCAGTTTGAATCCATGGAGGCAACGCTGAACTGGAACACCATGTACAGCTACGCCACCAAGATGATGAACCCCAACAAGAACATCCAGATTACCCTGCGTGCTGCCATGCAGAACGACAACAAGAACGGCGGCTACACCTACAAGGGCCTGCGCGTCGTCCTGGGTGGTCGTCCCAAGGAACTGGACCCCGGCAAGCTGAAGCGTGCTGACACCATGGGCAGCACCACCACGCTGGAAGTTACCCGTTACCTGATGGAGGTTGACGGCACTACCGTTATCGACATCGACAAGTTTGCAGGCCGCTACTATGTTGATGGCGAGGATATGCGTGCCGAGATCAACGCCCTTATCTAAACCCGATACATGAAGAAGTCAGCCGTCCCGGCGTGGGGCGGCTGATTATCTTTTGGAAAGGAAACAGCAATGGACAATATCGTGAAGTTCGACAAGCCCTATAAGTTTGAGGGCAAGGAGTATGACAGTCTGGATCTGTCTGGCATGGAGAAGATGACCGTGCAGGACTTGATCGACATCCAGAAAAACATCGGCAACGAGATGGCAGCCATGTCCGTGATGGAAATGACCACTTCCTTTGCACAGGAAATGGCCGTTAAGGCAACCGGCAAGCCTGTGGAGTTCTTCAAGCTCATGCCTCGCGGCAAGATCAAGAAAGTGCAGGCGGCGGTTATCAAGGGCATGGATAACAGCGAGAACGCCGATGAAGTGAAAAAACAGCTGGAATCTCACGCCCTGAAGTTTGCAGCGCCCTACACCTACGAGGGCAGCGAAAAGGCTGAGCTGAAGGGTAAGACCTTTGACAGCATCGACCTGTCCGGCGTGGGCGAACTGAACACTATGAGCGAATCCATGGCAGAAAACCGTATGGCTGCGGGCGGATTTGCACCGGTGAATACGCATCGCAACTACCTGTACTGCTGCATCATCGCCAGCATGGGCACCGGCTACCCGGTGGACTTCTTTGCCGGTCTGCCGCTGTGCGAGGCGGTCAAGCTGCGCGATGCCGTAAACTCTGATTTTTTCGAGTAAAAGGCGGGGCAAAAGGACTTCGGAAAGCAGCTATCCAGCTATCCATTGCCACGCATTCCAACATGACGGATCTGCTGCACCTGCCCCGGCGGGAGCTGGTGGATCTGTGTAACGAGGTGGCAGACGTATGGCGGGAAATGGAGCACTAGACCTCAGCATCCGCATCATGGGCAAGGTGGACCCATCCCTTGTAACTGCAATAAAGCAGACGAAGGGGCTGACCGGTGATCTGGCGAGCGCACTGACGGGAACAAAGTCGCTGGGCAGCACGGTAGCAAACACTCTGGGCGTAATCGGAAAGACTGGGCTTGGAATCATGGCGACGCTGACAACTGCGTCCGCTGTCATGATTAAAAAGACAACCTCCATGGCAGAGGAATACCAAGCCCAGGCGGCAGATGCAGTCAAGTATGTTGGCGGCATCATGAACGATGACGGCAGCATTGACCCGGAAAAGCGTGCCACCATGGAGGACGCGATCCTCAAGATGACCACGCAGGTCCCAATCAAACGGGACGAGATGGCGCAGATCGCCGCATCGCTGGGACAGTCCGGTAAGAGCTATGAGCAAATCTTTCTGGATAACCAGCAAACCGGAGAAAAAAGCTACCTGTACGATACGGCCCGGCTAGCTGCCGCGTGGGACATTGATGCAAAGTCTGCGGCCGATTATATGGCAAAGTGGGAAACCGCTTTTGGTAAGACCCACAACCAGATTATCGACATTGCAGATTCCATCAACTATCTGGGCGGCCACATGGCTACCACGGCGGCGGAAATCGCCAGCGTGGTGAATACGTCCGGCGGTGTCGGCCAGACAGCCGGCGTTGACCTGCACACGACCTCTGCGCTGGCAGCCACCATGCTGGCTATGGGCGTTAATGAGGGAAAGGCTGGAACAAGCCTGAACCGTGTGTTTACAAACATCACCCTTGGCAACAGTGCAACGGATGCGCAGGTGGGCGCATGGAACAGACTCGGCTTTGATCCTGTGCAGATTGCAAAGGATATGCAGTCCACCGGACCGAACGGAGAAGATGGTGCAGCAAGCACTCTGTACAAAGTCTTTGAGGCAATCTCGAAACAGGACAAGTACCAGCAGACTGCGACCATCAAAACGCTGTTTGGACAGTGGGCCATTGAGGGCGTTTCAAAAATTGTGGGCAACTTGCCTGCGTTCCAGAATGCCTTGCTTATGGCTGGTGATACCAGCGCATACAGCGGCAGCATGGAGAAAGAATTGCTTGTTCGTCTGGACACCAGCGAAGCGGTAAGTCAGATGGCAAGCAACGCGACAGACCGCCTGCTTATCAATGTGGGCAATCAGTTCCTTCCGGCAAAGAAAGAACTGACCTCCATGTGGATCGACATAGCAAACGGTATCACCGAGAGCTTGCCGGATCTGTCCAATATCGTCAACGGTGTTCTGCCGATGCTGCATTCCGCACTGCTTGGAATTGGCAATGCGGCACAGGCAGCGTTGCCGTGGATTCAGAAAGGCATCGACTACACCGCAGAACACGGGCCGGAGGTGGCGGGAGCCATTGCGGCCATTGTTGCGGCGTTCGGAGCCATGAGCTTTGCGCCGACGGCTTATAGCACAGGATCCTCGCTGCTGAATACCATTGGGAACATTGCAATCGGCGGAAAACCGAGCGGTGCGCCCGGCGGAACATTCGGCGGCATCACTGTCCGAAACCTGATGGGCGCACTGACACCCACAAGCCTGATCCAACGGGCAGTTGGTGGCGCATCCTTTGTAAAATCGAATGCCGGAATGTTTGCTGAAAATGCAAAGTACGGCGTTCAGATGGCCGGTGCCGGAGCGCAGCAGCCCACAACGCGCCTTGGAAAAATTGGGCAGACGTTGGACGGCGCTGGTGTCGGCATCTGGGCAACACTGAAAAATTTCAAGGGCCTGCGAAGCGGAACCAAGAAAGGAAACACCGGTTTTGTAAATGATGTACTGGAAGCCAGCACGAACGGTGGTCTACTGGGCGTGCTGAAAAACTCCGGCTCCGGCAGGTATGTTTCCAATGTCGGTCAATCGCTGGGCGGCCTGAAAAATGCTCTGGTAGGGTTCGGGAGCAGCAATCCGGTAGGACGATTTATCTCCAAGACCGGCAGCGTTGCGGGACAGATCCTTTCCGGCATTGCAGGGCCGAATGGCATTGACATCGGCGGCATGGCAGGTGGAGTGAAAAATTTCCTCGGCGCAGGAAAGACAGTCATTGGAAACGGGCTGTCCAATGCGTGGCAGACCGTCAGCCAGTCCAAGGTGGGTTCTACCGTCCTCGGTGTCGGCAGCAAGGTGGCGGGTGCGGCATCCAAAATCGGCGGCGGCGCTTTGAGTACGGTGAAGGGTGCCTTGAACGTCGGCGGCGCAGGGCTGAACGTACTGAGTACAACAGTAGGCCCGGTGGCCGCAAAACTGGGCGGCGGTTTTATGTCGCTGCTTGGTACATTCGGCCCTGTCATTACCGGCATCGGCACGATCGTTGCGGCGGTTTCACTGTTGGGAGACCACTTCGAGGACATTCGCAACATTGTCGGAACGGTATTTGGCGAAGGCGGACTTGCTGCCTTTGACAAATTCACCGAAAAGATAGCCGGCATCGGCGACACCGTGAAGCAGGTGTTCGGGCAGCTCACTACCCAGGAGGGCTTGCAGAGCATCCAGGAAAAGCTATCCGGTTTCAGTATCGGAGGACTGAACCTGGGTGACGTGTTCGGCGCTATGACCCCGGCCATCCAGACGGTTATGCCGCTGATTGAATCGTTTGCCGGTGTGTTCTCTCAGATCGTGGATCTGGGAGTGAACCACATCAAGCCGGTGCTGACTGAAATCTTCGGCTTTATCGTGAATGAGGGCATCCCGGCAGTCATGCCGCTGCTGTCCACGGTGGTCAGCCTGGTGGGCACAACTCTGGTCAACGCCATCAAGGTGGCGGTGGATCTGGTAGGCAAGGTGCTTCCGGTGGTAGAGCCTGTGATTCTGGGCATCATAGGCTTCCTGAAGCAGGTTGCGACCATCGGTGTGAAAGCGGTCAACTTCATCATTGGAGCGCTGAACAAAATCCAGCTCACGATCCCGGAAACGCTGTTCGGCATCCCGGTTCCGGTAATCGGCGGTAAGTCGTTCGGATTCAACCTGTCGCCTGTGTCCGTCCCGGCATTTGCCAACGGCGGCATGACGCATGGGCCGTCCATTGCTGGCGAGGCTGGCCCGGAAGCTGTTATCAGTTTCCGGCGTAGTGTTCGTGAAAAGAACATTGATACCTGGCTGACAGCTGGTAAGCTGCTGGGCGTTGGCTTGGGCGATCTGCTTGGCCTGCCAGGCAGAAAGCCGAAGATGTTCGCGGACGGCGGCTTTACAGAAGAAGATTCTAACCTGATCGACTTCAACAGGGCACGTCGCCAGCAGTATTACAACCAGGTGGCCCAAAGTTTCGATACTATGGTTCAGCCGGTTGCAGCGGCATTGGTACTGGGTTCCGACGCTGGTGTGGCGTTCAGCCGTATCACGGAGATCGCCAACTATGCAGTGGATGGGCTGGAAACTCTGGCGGCAATGCCGACACCTACCGTGTCGGATGACCAGGGCAAAGCCCAACAGCTGTTGAACACCGGAATCGGGAAAGTGATTACCGGTGCCCAGTCTGTTCTCGCAAACGAAAATGCTCAGAAAGCAATCCAGTTTATCCGGGGAGCGGATGCGGAAAAGGCAAAGCTGGAATACGCTGCCAACCCGGACAACTACGATCTGAGCAATGTAAACTTCTTCCCGACGGCTGGCAACAGTGAGCTGACAAGGCAAAATCTGTCGATGCTGGCAGACCTTCAGAACTACCAGCAGGAAGTGGAGCTGAAGCCCATCGGCGGGAGCGAAGATACTTCCAGTGGCGGCACCGGAAGCCTGCGCGGTGGATCCAGCAACAACTACCAGCGCACCTATACAGGTTCCAGCGGAAACACATATGTTTATGCACCAAACTTCACCATCTACGGCAGCATGAATGCCGAAGATCTGCGCTCCGTTATGGACGAAGGCTACGAGAAGTTCTGCGAGTATGTGGAACGGTACGAACGCGAAAAGAGGCGCACGCAGTATGGCACTTGATTACACCACGAAGTCCGGTGACACCTGGGACTTGATCGCCCTGAACGTGTACGGAAGTGAGCTGAAAGCCGATTGGCTGATGCAGAACAACCCCAGATATATCCATATCGTCCGGTTCGATTCCGGCACGGTGCTGTCAACACCAGCTCTGCCGGCTGAAAAGAGCGGAGATCTTCCGCCCTGGAAGGCAGGTGCATGATGGTACTGACAGCAGCGAGACCCAAAGGAAGGCAGGCAACGGTTCTTCTGACCTACGAGAAAACCGATATTTCGGCAGAAATCGCACCTGATCTGGAAAGTTTCAAGTACACAGACGTGGCTGAATCCCAAAGCGACAGCGTGAGCATTACAGTCAATGCCAGAGCTGCCGAATGGAAAAATGACTGGTTGCCGGAAAAGGGCGTGAAGCTCTATCCGGCTATTGTTGTAAAGGACTGGAATATCGGGGGCATTGGAAGTGGCTACAGAGATTACAGCGCCGAGTGCGGGGCATTCGTGCTGGATGATCTGAGCTTTGCCGGTGCACCCGATTCGCTGACGATGGGTGGCGTGGCAAAGCCGAACGACACCAGCTTCAGCGAGAGAAACCGGACCTTTACATGGAAGAACACCAGCGTAAAGAAAATCGCTGAAACCATCGCAGGCCGTTACAAACTTGAGCTGAAGTTTGAGGGAGACGACCACAGCATTGATGCAAAGGAGCAGGATGGGACAGACAGTGCCTTCCTGCAAGACCTGTGCAGCACCTATGCACTGGTCATCAAGGTCTACACTTCAAAGCTCTGGGTGTATGACCGGGAAAAGTACAAGGCAAAGGATCCTGTATGGACGGTATATGAGAGCCGTCCAGTTGGAAATCCGACGGCCATGTGCGTAGAGCCTGGCAGCTTCAAGTGGAACACAAAGTTGACTGGAACATACACGGGCGGCCTTTATACTTACACCAACAAAGAAAAGGGAATCAACATCAATGTCAAGGTGGGCACAGACGAACGCCAGCTTAAACTCACTGGAAAGGTGAGCAGCGAGGCAGACGCAAAAGCCCGCCTGATAGCGGCCATCAAGAACGCCAATCACGGTGCAACGAAGATCAGTTTTACGATGCTGGGCTATCCGGCCGGCGCTTCGGCGCAGTGCTTCAATCTGGTTGGCTATGGCAAGATGGACGGGAAATATTTCGTCGATCAGATGGAGCACACCATATCTCCATCCAACGGGTACAAAACACAAGTCAAGGCCAGTAAAGTAGAAAAGGAGGATTTTGCATGAGCAGTGAAGTGAGATTCGGCAATGTGAGTTCCATCGACTATGAAGCTGGAAAGTGCGAGGTTACTTACCCGGACAGGGACGATACCGTGACAGAAATGGTGCCGTTCCTGTCCAATGGTGAGTACCAAACACCGGAAGTCGGCGACATTGTGCTTGTCCTGCATCCAGGAGAAAGCCCGGAAGATGCTGCTGTGATGGGCACTGTCTGGAACGAAAAGAACAAACCGCCCGAAGGAAAGGAAAAAGTCTACCGAAAGGACTATGCCAACTCACGGGGACAGGCGTATCGGAAGTTTGATGGAAATGCAAAAGAACTGACCGATTTTGTGGACGGAAAGAAAATCCTGAAGGCGAAAAGTCTTGAGATCCAGGTGGGCGGTGCAACCGTGACCATCAGCGAGGGCGGAGAAATCAAGGTGACATCCCCGGCGGGGATCACGCTTGCAGCATCCGGCGAATTAAAAATGACGGCATCGACCATCAATGCGACCGCTGGAACAGTGAACATCCAGGGCGGAGGTGGCGATGTTGTTGTGTCCGGCAAATCGCTGGTATCGCATACGCACACCGGAAACCTTGGCAAGAAAACATCCGCACCCCTGTAAGGAGGTTTTGGAATGTATGTTGGAATTTTCGGCGATGTGATTTTCTCCGTGGGACACCTGCGTGTGCTCACCCCGTCAAACTTCAAGGGAACGACCGGCGCAAACTGGGCGGAACATGAAGTTCTGGGAGGAAAAGCACGAGCAGAGTATTTATCACCGAAACTGAGAGAGTACACCTTTGATATTCTTCTGGATGCAGCACTCGGCGTGAATCCTCGCAAGATGCTGAACCGTCTGACAGAAATGTCAGAGAACGGAGAGATTCATTACCTGATTATCGGGTTTGCACCGGTATCGCAAAACAAGTTTCGGGTCACTGAAATAAGCGACAGCTGGGATTCGGTGATAAAACACGGGCTTTTGATGCAGTGCAAGGTGAGCCTGACCATAAAGGAGTACATATGATCGACTTCAGCAGCACGGTGGTTGAGCTGTCCGGTGACAGCGAAAAACAAAAAGAAGTGCAGGACATTGCAAAGTGCCTTCGCACACTGTATTCCACACCAATCGGGAGCCAAGAGGGCGACAGAGAACTCGGAATCAATCCAAACATATTTGTCGATAAGCCACTTCCGGTGGCAAAGGGATTATATGTGGCTGAGGTAACAGAGAAAACCGCATCGTTTGAGCCGCGGGCAAGAGTGGTGCGGGTGGACTGGCTGGACAGTGATGTGCTGCATGGCGTTGTAATTCCAAAGGTGGTGTACGAGCTTGTCTAAAATAAAAGAGTTTGAGAACATCCCGGACATCGACATTGAAGGCGAAGAAACGCTGGAAGAAGCTGTGGCCGATTGCAAGGCGCTGTTTGGCAAGTACAACAAAGAACTTTTCAACGGTGAGGTATCGTTGGAACGGTGTTCTGAAGCACGGCTTGTCCTTTTGACACTGGCACATCGTTCGCATCACAACATGGAGTACAGCACGGCGTGTCTGAAAGCGGAACTGCTGCCTACGAGCACGGGGCCGAATTTGGACAACCTTGCTCCGCTTGTTGGAGTGGAACGCCTGGAAGCCGGAAAAGCCACGGCGGTTATTCGATTCACACTGTCTGCGCCGAGAACGAGTGCAACCGGAATCCCGGAAGGAACACAGGTGAGAACGGCAGACAAACGGTATTTCAAAACCGAAAAGTATGCGGAGATCTTACCCGGCGAACTGACCGTGGACGTAGTTGCCGTGGCGGATGAGGCAGGAAGCAACAGCGATGGGATTGCCGAAGGCGAAATCAATGTGCTGGTGGATCCTATCCCGTATGTGTCCGGGGCAAAAAGTGTTTCGGCAAGCACGGGCGGTACGGATACGGAAGGTGACGATTCATTTACCAGACGTATCAACTATGCACCTTCGATTTTCTCCGTGGCCGGTCCGGTGGATGCCTATGAATACTTTGCATCGAGCTGGCGGTCCGATGTGGCAGATACGAAGATCGTTTGCAAGGAAGGATACACGATCCACGTTTACTTTCTGATGGCCGGAGGCAGAGTTCCGACAAGGGAAGAATGTACCGGAATGCAGGAATATTTCGACACGGTAAAGCGCCCGATGGGTGATCTGGTTCTTTGCCATGCGCCGGAAGAAATCCCGTATGACATCGAGCTTACTTACCATATTGCCTTGAGCAATGTCAAGAATGCATCGACGATTCAGGAAAATGTGGAAGCAGCTGTGAAGGAGTATGAAACCTGGCAGAGAAAAATCGGCCGGGACATCGAACCGGCGGAGCTGATTATGCGTGTACGGGAAGCTGGCGCGAAACGACCACGTCTGTTGGCACCGGTCGAAACAACTGTCTCCGAAATTCAGGTGGCAAAGCTCCGAAGCTGCAAGGTGACATACGGAGGAATCGAAGATGATTGAACTCCACGAAGTTGGCCTAGTCGAAGGGCTACCGCCTGATGTTGCCAAAGAACCATGGGTACAGATCCTTGATGCAGTTTTCAGGGAGCGGCGCAAGAAGGAACTGGAAGCTGCCGAACGCTTGAAAATCTACACGGATATTGACCGTGCAGATGAGGCAGTTCTGGATATTCTTGCGGTTCAGTTCCGCGTTGACTGGTACGACACCAGCTATCCGATTGAAACAAAGCGCAGGATCATCAAAACTGCGCTGGAAGTCCGTCGGTACTGCGGAACGGAGTGGGCAGTCCAAAAGGCGCTGTCCTCGATTTATCCGAATGTGAAGATAAGTGAATGGTATGACTACGGAGGAAGGCCGGGCTACTGGCGAATGAACGTAGACATTACCGATGATGATGTCATTTACTACACACCGGAAGAAATTGAAAAGCGCCTTGGTTATGCCCGGCGCTGTACCGCTCACCTTGAACACATCATCTACATCGTCGAACCGCATGAACGGTCGCCCGCTTATATCGCCGCCGCACCCTGCGGCATGGCGACATCCTGCACCGTAAAGGTCCCCGGTAGGATCAAGCCGCGGGAAATCGGCGCAAAGGCGTATGTTGCCGGTGCGGTCGGAAGATCGAAAATGCAGGTTGCCGTGGCGCTGCCCGGTGCCGTTGAAGCAAAGGCAGTGAAAGCACGAGCCTTTACGGCGGGCACCGTTGAACGGTCGCACACGGCGATAAACATTGTTATTGGAGGACAGACAACGTGAGTTGGGAAAAATCTAGCTACACCGCCGCCGGTGCCGCCCTGCTGTCGGAATCTCTCTCCGGTGGTGCGCTGGTAATCACCCGCGCTGTGAGCGGCACCGGTACGGCTGACGCAGACCTTTCGGGGGAAACCGGGGTAAGCGGCGAAACACATGACCTGAAATTGCTGGACATCGAAACCGTTGAAAGCGGCGGTGAGACGGCTCGGCGGGTAAAAATCCAGATCACCGGTGCGGATGAAACGTACATCATGCATCAGGTGGGCGTTTACGGCAGGCTGAACGACGATGCCGAAACACTCCTGTTTATTATGCAGGATGCACGCGGAGTGGAGGTCCCGTCCACGAAAGTGAACGGCGATTTTGAGATTGAGCTGTCGGCGCTGCTTGCTGTGTCGAACAAGGCCAATATCAGCATTACCGTTGACCCGCAGATGCAGGCGTTGATGAAGCTGGTCAAAGCCGAGATCGAGAAGCACAATGCCAATGCAGACGCCCATGCGGCGACAATCACGGCAGCGGTCAGCGCAGCCGTGAAGAACCTGTCTGAATCCGGGGAAATCCTGAACGAAGAACAGGTAAAGGCTCTTATCAAGGAGCAGGTGGACGGCGGCACAGGCGGCGGCTACTATGGCTCCTACGAACTCACCCTTGCGGCTGACGGGTGGAAGCCCGCCCGCAGCGAGGATGATTACGAAAACGCTGGCGGTATGGATTACTACCAGTGCATTTATGATGCAGAACTGTCGGACAGCACCAGCGAGCTTGTACCCGTTGGCGTTGTATCTCCCGGCAGCTTCTATACTACGACCAAAGCGGGCGTCCTGAACGGGTGCGAAACGCATGATGGCTTCATCAGATTTTTCGCCCAGCGCATCCCGGAAGCAGATATTCAGGCGACCGTAACCCTGTTCGGGAAAGGAGGTGGTTCGGGTGAAACCGGTAGCGTAAGCATCGGTCAGGGCTTGAAGCGTGATGCAAGCGGCGCTATTGCCGTCCGCATCGGCGAAGGCCTTGACTTCGACAGCGCAAACGCGCTGACTGTTCGCAAAGAAACCGTTGTAACGAGTGAAGACCTGCTCGACGAGGAAGAAACGCAGCAGGAAATCGTTGATATGCTGAAATAATTTTTAGGAGGACACTATTATGTCTAAGCAGATTTCTACCAAGACCACCATCCGCAACCTGACCGCTGAAATCAAGAAGGCCTTCGTTAAGAAGGACGCCTTTACCCCTGTGCAGGCCGCAGCCAACGCTGCTATCAAGTCTCTTGGCGTTGACGGCAATACCGTGAACTTCTACACCTCTACCGACAAGAGCGGCACTGCTGCTTTCTCCGTTGACTTCCCCTCTGAGCTGTTCCTCGACCAGACCAAGACCACCTTCGTGGCCAAGTTCAAGTTCGATGCTGCGACCTACCCCGGCGCTACCGACCCCAAGCTGGACGGCAAGCCCGTCATGGTGCTGGCCGTCAAGGGCGAGAATCCTGACTCCTGCACCTACTCTTTCCTGAGCATGGCTGCGCTGGTGGATACCTACAAGGCTAAGGCCGTCGGCAAGGATGCTTCCACCACCGTTACCATCGCTGGCTATGAGGTGGATGTCAAGGTCAATGTTTCCGCTGCCGCTGGCAATGCCCTGACCCTGAAGGACGATGGTCTGTATGTCCCCACCCCGGAGGAAGTGGACATTTCCGGCAAGGCCGATAAGGTCACTGGCGCTACCACCGGCAACCTCGCTGCGCTGGACGGCGAGGGCAATCTGACCGACAGCGGCAAGAAGCCTGCCGACTTTGTGGCCGCCGAGGCTGGCAAGCGCCTGATGACCGATGCCGAGGGCGAAAAGCTGGCCGGTGTCTCTGAGGGTGCCACCAAGACCGCAGCCAGCTCCACCAACGGCAATGTGAACATTGACGGCAAGGAAGTCGTCGTGTACACCGAGCCGGAGAATGTCCTGCACGACGAGGATGTGGAGGACTTCTCCGCAGAGGAGATCGCCGCCCTGTTTGCTGACTAAGACCTTACAAGGAGGTAAGCCCGATGGCAAAAGCGAAGGTAAAAGCGCTTTTGAACGCAGGGCTTGCCGCACTCTGTAGCCGCATCAAACAGTGCAGCACCGTTGTTTCTGAGCTGGCAAACGCCACCGCAGACGGCTTTGACGAGGTTGACGACATCCTGCATGAAAAGCAGGATGTCATGGCAGCGGTGCCTTTTACTATCCCGGTTGATGGCTGGGGCGAGGATGATTCCTCCCCCGGCTATTTTTATTGTGACATCCCCATTGCGGGCCTGTTGGCTACCGACATTGTGGATGTTACGGTACTGCCGGGATTTTACGATGTGGCGGGTGCGGTGGGCTTTATTGCGACCGAAAGCCTCGAAGGAAAGCTGCGGCTGAGGGCCGCCAAAGCTCCGACCGAGAAAATTTCTGCACAGTATCACATTACAAGCACCGTGAAATACACGGCTGCACAGGAAGGGGGAACCTAAATGGCATACGGTTCTTTTAACGCAGGCACCGGCAAGGCGCCGGATGAAGATGTTGTCCGCACTAACCAGATCGGCGTGCCGGGCGGCATTGCCACGCTGGATGCTGACGGCCATTTGGCCGAATCGCAGCGCCCGACGGTGGACGCATACACCAAGGCTCAGACCGACCAGAAAATCAGCTCTGCCGTCGATGCCCACAACTCTGCAGAGAATGCACACGGCGACATCCGCGCCAGCGTGGCCGCGATGAACGCCAGCATTAAGGCAATCGAGTTGAAGTTCGGCACGAACGTCACCAAGAACCCTTTTTCTGCCACGTTCGGCAGCCTTGACGGTCTGACAGTCACCGGCGTGTGGAACGCAGAACAGGCGAGGGTGGAGTTCTGATGGCTGAAACATTCAAGGTCGGCGCGAATGCGCGGGAGCTGTTGCGCTACACTCAGAGGGCAACCCGCATCGTCACCGATGACATCAGCCGGAGCGATGCCCGGAAGATCATCCAGAAAGTCGCAGCGCTCGAAGATGTGCGCGACATCCAGAAGGTGTGTGGCACTGCCGTCCATGCACTCGACACGCGGGACAGGGAGGGCTTTTCCAAAAGCACTTTCCGGCTGTACGGCGAGGGCATCCGGCTGACCGCCCGGCAAATCCTGCTGGATGCACACGCGGCGAACAACGTCAATTTCCAGACCGACTACGACAAGCGCGTTGAGAAGATCGGCGCAGTTGTGGACGGCTGCTCTCTGCTGCTGGAATACCTGACCATCTGCACGGAGGAAGGTATCATCAGTGCGAAGAAAGCCGGTATCTGGACAAAGAAGGTCACGGACGTAAAATACCCGGCGATGAAGTGGCTCACGTCGGAACGCGGACGTGCCGAAAAACTCCGGGCAGAAGCGGAACGGAAACGGCTGACCGAACAGGCTGCCGCCCTGAAAGCCGTCCTTTACCCGGAACCGTAAACGCACAGCGGGCAACCGCTTTGCATAAAGGGTGCGGTTTGTTTGTCTGACGCTGCCATTTGGTGGCTGCGCTCTCCGAACACCAACAATAACAACAACGTCTGGAACGTCAACACCGATGGCTCCAACAACAACAACTGGTACAACAACTCCTATGGTGTTCGCCCCGCTCTGATGGAACCGTGTGACGAGTAGGCATAAGCTGAAAGCAGTGCGCCCATCAAAGGAAACCGCATCCTGTCGCTTGCCGATGCAGGCAAGTGATAAATACATCCCGCTGAGGTGGGCCATCCCTGCCGGATGCAGCCCACTACCGCAACGCGAACCAGCGGAGGGTAATTTTGACATACGAAGAACTGTGCAGCTTTGAGGTGCTTTACAAAGCCTACCTTGAAGCCCGGAAGGGAAAGCGCAGTAAAAGCAAAACAATCGAGTACGAGGCGCAGGCGCTGGCCTGCACGGAAAAGCTGTCCCGCAAGCTGGCTGTGCGTGATGTACGCCATCCGGGCGGCGACATCCGGCAGCAGATATGCTATGTGCCAAGTAAGTTTGAGGTCTTTGCCGTCTATGAGCCGAAGCGCCGCATGGTACACGCCCCCGCATTTGTGGACAAGGTGGTGCTACACGCGCTGGTCGATAACATCCTGTATGATGCTCTGACAAAGAGCTTTATCCGGGACAGCCACGCAAGCCAGACCGGCAAAGGCACAGACGACGGCCTGATGCGCCTGAAAACTCACATGGTGGACTATTACCGCCGTGAGGGACACGGCGCGGACGGCTGGGTGCTGAAAGGCGATGTGCGGCATTTCTTTGCCAGCATCGACCACCGGAAGTTAAAACGCAAGCTCAAGGCCGTGCTGGACAAGCGCGGCGTTGACCCGCGTGTCTATGAGCTGCTTTGCATCTACATCGACGTGATGGAGGACGGCTTGCCGCTGGGCTACCAGACGAGCCAGCTCTTTGCGCTGATGTTTTTGGATGAGTTCGACCACATCATCAAAGAGAAGTACCGCATCAAATACTATGGCCGATACATGGACGATTTCTATATCATCTGTTCGGACAAGCGGAAATTGCAGTGCATTCTCCGGGATGTGCGGGCGCTTATGGACAGTTACGAACTTGAGCTGAACCAGAAAACCGCCATTTTCCCGCTGCGGAACGGTATTGATTTTCTGGGATTCCATAGCTACCTGACCGACACCGGCGCGGTCATCCAAAAACTGCGCCGGGATAGCTCCAAGCGGATGAAGAACAAGATCAGATATTGGGAGACGGCATACCCCGCAGGTGAAGTGACCAAGCAGGAAATCCTGCGGAGCTTTGATGCGTGGGATGCCCATGCCGCCCATGGTGATACTTACTCTTTACGCCGCAAGTATGCTGACCGGCTCGAAAAATTGCTTGACTGTAAAATCCCTATCCATCGAAAAATCAACTCGAACAAACTCGCGCGTGACAGACGGCGGGCGAGGCAATGCCGCTGCATCTACAAGAAGCAGCACAAAGCCCTGTCCCTCTCTGTATCGCAGAACACGCGGCCCGCGGAGATCATGCCGTGGGCCTGAACGAAAACAAGGAGGTAACAATGGCAAACGTAAAACTGGGCACGAAAGCCGTTGGCAGCATTGTCAAAATCAAAGTCAACGGCGCGTCCAAAGATTTTATTGTTGTGCAGCAGGGCAACCCGAACACCAGCACCTACGATTCGAGTTGCAATGGAACGTGGCTGCTGATGAAGGACATCTACACCACGTCCACGTTCGGCAACAATAACTCCTACAAGGATTCCAGCATCCACACATACCTGAACGGAACGTTCTACAACCTCATCGACAGCAACATCCGGGCGGCTATTAAGCAGGTGAAAATCCCGTACCAGAACGGCACTGGTTCCGGCGGCAGCCTTGCCACCGGCTCCAACGGCCTGAGCACCAAAGTGTTCCTGCTGTCTGGTTATGAGGTTGGTTGGACGACCAGCGACAACGGCTATTTCCCGAAGGACGGTGTGAGGCTGGCATACTTTGGCAACAGCTCCAGCGGTAACAGCAAGCGTATTGCATACAATGGCAGCTCCGCTGCCATTTGGTGGCTGCGCTCTCCGAGCGCCAACAATGACAACAGCGTCTGGGGCGTCAGCACCGATGGCTCCGGCTACTACGGCTGGTACAGCAACTCCTATGGTGTTCGCCCCGCTTTCATTCTTCCCTCTACACTCGTGGTCTCTGACGATGGCACGGTCAGTGTCAACACTGCACCTACCGTCAGCACGGACGGCGCAGCTCTGGGGCGGAAGAACGCGGCCTTTGCGTGGAAGTACACCGTCAGGGATGCCGACGGCGACACCTTGACCGTCACCGAAAAGCTGGACGGCAAGACCACCAAGGCCCGCACCGGCGTTGCCAGCGGCACGGCCCTGACCTTTGAGCAGACGGCCAGCGCTGCCGGATTCCAGAAAATCCTGAACGGCAACCACACCATCACCGTTGAGGTGAGCGACGGCAAGGAAACCGTCAGCACGTCCGCGACCTTCACCAAGGCCGTCCACGCCGCAAGCGTGACGCTGGCTGAACCGTTGGCCGTTGAGGGCGACATTACCGTTGCCGTGCTTCAGGTGACCGGCTCCATCCCCGATGATGCGAAGTTCAAAGCCGAAGTGACCAACAACGCACTCGACAGCTCCCCGGTCTGGCAGGATGCCACGACCGAGGTAAAAAAAGGCGTGAACATCGTCTTTGAGAATAAGACCGCCACCAACGGCGCGGCGTTTAACTTCCGCGTCAGCGTGGAGCGCGGCGAATCCGGCACCGGCGGCTATATCGAGGCCGTTTCCGGCGCATTCCAGTAAGGAGGACAGTCACCATGATTCAGTGGAAAAAGGACAATCTGCCCACCCGGCAGGAGAAGGAAGCCGCAGCCAAGAAGCGGCAGGAGCACGAACAGTTGCCCGACCGTGTGGCTGAAATGGAAGATGCCCTGTGCGAACAGGACGCGGCCAACGAGAAGCGCTTGACCGACATCGAAACCGCGCTGTGTGAGCTGGACGCAGCGCTGAACAAGGAATAAGGAGGTATCACCATGAACATTATCTGGGCAAACCGCCTGATTGCAGGCACTAAGACTTGGGCAGAGATGCCCGCATCCCGCCGCGTTGGCGTGAAGAAAGTTCTGGCCGAGCGCGTAAACAAGGGCGAGATCACCGCCGAGGATTACAAGCGCATCACCGGTGACGACTATGACGTGGCCTGAGCTGTGTGAGAAGCTGTTGACCCGGCTTGAAGCGCAGGGCGAGAACATGAGCACCGAGCGTGCAGAGTTCGGGGTGCTCATGGTGGACTGTGCCATGCGCGGGTGCGGGGCTGATCCGGGCATGAAGGGAGATGGTAGCAATGGCGATTAAAGCCTATTCGTATGCAAAGGACGGGAACAGAAAGCTCTCCGCAAATTTTGCGGTGAAGGAGTTCCGCTGCAAGGATGGGAGTGACCCGATCTTTATTGACGATGAGCTTGTGACCCTGCTGCAGAAAATCCGGGATCATTTCGGGAAGTCTGTGACGATCACGAGTGCATACCGTACCGCCGCCCACAACAAGGCGGTGAAGGGGGCGACCTACAGCCAGCATTGTTACGGCAAGGCTGCGGACATCCGGGTGCAGGGCGTGGGTGTTGAAGCTGTGGCTGCCTATGCCGAGACCCTACTGCCGAATCGTGGCGGCATCGGGCGCTATCCTGTAAAGGCGGGCCGCCCTGCTGGTTGGGTACATATCGACACCCGCGCGGCAAAGAGCCGGTGGGTAAGCTGAAAGTAGGAGGAAAACAGTATGGAGAACATTCTGAAAGTTTTTCTGATGGCATTCCCTGAATGGCTGGCCTGCATCTTCATGGTGGTCGGCCTTGTGGTCACGGCGCTGGCGGCGGTACGTCTGGGTTACGGCCTTGTGGTCGCAAAGACCGTGTACAAGTGGATCGTCAACGCGGAAGAAAAGTTCGGCGCGGGTGCAGGCGCAGAGAAGAAAGCGCACGTTATCGCGGTGCTGCGCGGCTACACCCCGGACTGGCTGGACTGGGCAATCAATGAGCGGACGCTGGATTGGATCGTACAGCTTGTGTTCGACTTTACCAAGAAGAAGCTCGAAGATTACATGGCAAAGAAATCCGTGGAAACCACCACTGTGGCCCGTTTCGGTAAGGCGGGGGAGGACAAGCGTA